CGCCCTGTCCGCCACCGCCGAACGTCCAGCCGAGCGAGCCGGGGAGCGCTCCGGCGCCGCCGTTGCCGTTCGCGGGTGTCGCGCCGTGGTGGTAGCTCGAGGAGAACGGGTTCGCGACGGCGGTGGCGCCGCGGTCGACCTTCAGGTTCGCGAGCGCGCTCGCGGCCTTGTCGGCGCCCCCGAGCATCTGGTCGAGCGAGCCGCTTCCGAACGCGAGGTCGCCGTACTTGTTCGCGCCCGCGACGAACGATTGCATGCCCTCGGTCTGGAGCGACTGCGGCACGAGATCGACGAGCATCGCCATCGCCTTGAGGATGACGCCGGGCAGGATGGTGAGCGGGAGCACCGCCACGCGCGTCGCGCCGGCCAGAACCTCGAAGAGCCCCGACAGGAGCTCCATGCCGGGCTGCAGGTTGTTGATCGTAAACGCGACGACGTCTCCGAGGGCGACGCCGAAGGGAATCAGAGCGTTGTCGACCACGGCCTCGAACGCGGGCGCATTGTCGGTGAACGCACCGATCACGTGCTCGAATGCGGGGAGCAGCGTGACGAGCTTCTCTTTGAGCCGCTCGATCGCGCCATCGAGGCGCTCCTGCGTCGTCTGCGCGACCGTCGCCTCGTCCTTGCCGGTGATGCCGGCCGTCGCCTTCGCGTCGGTGCCGGCGGATGCGATGGAAGCGATCAGGCCGGTGGCCCCGCCGTTCTTCATCTTGTCCATGAACGGGCGGAGGAAGTCGATCGTGTCGGCTCCCACGCCGCGCTTGTTCATCGCCGCTGCACTGCCACCGAGCTTCTCGATCATCGCCGGAACGAGCGCGTTCACGTCCTTCACGCGCCCCTCGGTGTCGAGGCCGACGCGCATGGTCTTCGCGAGCTCGACGAGCGACGCGAGGCCCGCGGCTGACTTCTGGGCGTCGCCGGTGCTCTGCGCCGACATGCCGACGATGCCCTGCACGCCTGCGATGTTGCGGGCGTCGAGGCCGGCCGAGCCGCCGGTGAACGAGCGTGCGATGTCCGAGGTCGTACCGCCGAGCGCCGCCTGCGTCGCGAGCGAGAGTCCGCCCGTCTTCGACTGCCCGACGAGCGTGCTCGCGAACGCCGCGAACTCCGAATCCTTCATGCCGTGGAGCTGCGTGCGCATCGTCGCCAGGTGCGACGTGAGCCCGCCGACGTCGTCGATGCCGTACGCGCGCGCCTGCGAGAGCGCGAGGCCCGCGACCGACTTGGCCGAGCCGTAGTCGCGCGTCTTCTCGTACGCCGCGCCCATCGCCGCCTGCGCCTTGTCGACGCCCACGCCGTGCGCCAGCGCCATCGCGCGCGAGTCGGCGTAGATGCCGGCCGCGCTGCCCGCGCCGGTGTTCGCCATTTGGGCCGCGCCCTTCTTGGCCGCGAGCGCGGGGCGCAGTACCTCGTTGATCACGAAGCCGCCGAACTGCGTCAGGGCGTTGGCCGCGAGCGAGAGCGCCGACTTGAGCGCCATCGCCCCGCCGATCGCCATGCCGATGCCGCCGAGGCTGGCCATGCCAGCGCTCGAGGACCCGAAGAGCATCGAGACGGCTTCCTTCTTGGAGAGCCCCTCGATGCCCGTGGCGTTCGGGTTGTGCTTCTTCGCGTTCGCGAGCTTGTCGGCCGCGCGCTTCGCGTCCTGCGCAGCCTTCGCGTCCGCGCGCGCATTCTCGTCGAGACGCTTCTGGTGCGCCTTGCGCCAGTACGCGTTCGACTTGTCGGCCTCGCGCTTCTCCGCGGCTTCGCGCTTCGACGCTTCCTTGTCGACGTTCGAGGTCTTCGCGCGCTCGGCCGACGCGTGCGCCTGCACGGTGGCCTGCGCGCTCGAGCGCGTCGCCTGCGCCTGCTTGCCGAGCTGCGCGCTGACGCTCGACTGCGTGCGGCGTGCAGCCTGCTCGACGGTGCGGAACGCCTCGGTGACGCGGTCGACGCCCTCCGTGACGAACAGAATCCGAACGGGCTGCGCCACGGAGCACCTCTATCGCTGCATGTACGGGTAGAGCGCCGCGGCCTCGGGGCTCACGATGCGCGTCGCCTGCGCCTCGAGCGGCGGGGCGTCGAACGTCTCTATGCCGGCGGCTCGCTCGGCATCTCGCTCGGCGCCGCGCTGGTGCTCTCGTCGGGCGGCGGCCCAAGCGAGGAGGTGTCCGTCGGTGAGCTGGGAGACGGGCGCGCCGTAGAAATCGCGTAGGCCAGAAGGGCCATCGCAGCCCCCCAGGAGAGCGAATCTAAAGGGTACGCCGCGGCGCCACCCTCCTGGAAGCGAGCGATCCAGGCGTCCATTTCGGGCTGCGTCAGCGACCCGATGATCGGGCCGAGCTCGGCCTGCACGTGGCAGTAGAGGTTCACGAGCACGCCGATCTCGTCCGACGAGAGGTAGCGCTCGATGTGCCCCTTCGCCGGGAAGAACGGGCGCTGGACGTCGTCGACCTTCCGACACGCGCGGAACAGCAGCTCGATGTTGCTGTGCAGGTTGCGCAGCTCGTCGTAGCCGCGCGTCGGCGCCTCGTCCTTCTTGGGCGGGTTCAGGAGATTGCGCGTGCGCACCTCCGCCTGCGCGACCGCTTGCTGCACCTCTTCCTGGTTCAGCACCCAGATGCGCAGCTCGCAGAGGTCCTCGCGCGGATGGTCGCACGGGCCCGAGGGGTCGGCGCACACGAGGCACGGCTTCTTGCGCGGGAACGGGACCACGCGCGACGCACGAGGCATCGCGGTGATCTGCTCCCACATGTCCGCCGGCGCGATGGGCTCAGCCACGCGTCACACCCACTCGGCCATCTGGCACTTCACCTCGAAGTCGAGCTTCCCCTCGGAGTTCACCGAGTAGGCGAAGGTGTCGTCGTTGATGAAGCCCGAGGAGGCGAGCGTCTTGCCGAAGGCAAAGACGACGATGTCGGCCACGTCGAGGTTCTTGATGTACGATCCGGGGTCGAACTCGATGCCCGCCGCGGGGACCGCCGACGTCACGGTGATCGTCATCTTCGGCGAGCCGGGCGACTGGCCTGCGAAGCCCTTCGCGCCGGTGTCGACGTCGGACGCGCCCGACATGCGCTTGACCGTGATCGACTGCGCCTCGAGCTGCAGGCCCGGCGAGCCGCCCTGCGGCCCGATGTAGACCTGTGCGATCGTGTACTTCTGGAGATTCGTAGCGGACATGCGGCTCCGGGCGCACGACGGCCCGCGGCAGCCGCTCAGGCCACCGCAGGCGCGTGCTCAGGTGGTGTGCGTCTCGGCTCGGTCAGCCGGTGAACGAGAGCTGGTCGATCACCCAGACCTGCTGGTCGGAGATGTCCGAAGGCTTCGGCTGCACGCGCGTGATCGTGCGCGTCGGAGCGGTACCGTCACGGATCGTCGAGATGCCGTCGATCGTGTTCTGCACGTCCTGCAGCAGACCGTTGTCGCCATACTCGCGCGTGAGCTTCTGGGCGATGGCGGTGATCTCGCGCGGCGTGATCAGGTTCGGCACGCGGATGGGCTGACCGTTCTTCGGGTCATCGCCGAGCACCTTGCGCGACATCGCCGCCGAGCCGCGGGTGATGAGGTCGTCGGCGAAGAAGTCGCAGACGGTGACCTTGTGCGCGTCGCGGATGCGGTAGTCGGCCTGCGAGTTGGTCAAGCAGTACGACGTGATGCGCTTGACGATGTACGAGCCGCCGTTGGCTCCGACGCCGATCGGAGTCACGCCGCTCGCGAGCGATGCGACCATGTTCGGGTGCGTCATCGCTGACGCGTTCAGCGGCGCGGGGACGGTCCACAGGAACGATGTGTTCGCGTCGCTGCCGAGGCCGTTGAAGTTGCACTCGGGCACGCTGGACGACTCGAGCAGCGCGTAGGCGCCCGCGGCCTCGGCGGCGAGCTCGAGCGGCGTGCGGTCGAACGCCGGCCCGTTGATGTACTCGATGCGGGCGTTGTTGCCCTTCGTCGCCCCGTTCGCGATCGTGATCGTGTTCGCGTTCGTGTCGACGCTGCCGACGAACACGCGCTGCCGGATGCCGGTCGCCGCCTGGCCCTGCGAGGAGATCTGCGTCGCCAGCGCGAGCAGTCCGGTGTCCGACTGCCCTCCGTCGCACGCCGACACGATGTAGTAGAAGCGCAGCGCGATGATCTTCGTCAGCGCGGTGGTCCACGTGTCGACGGTGGCGCCGGTGGTAAAGAACCCCTGTGCGGTCGCCGAGGACGTGACGCCGACGCCGGCGCCGTAGACGCGCGCGGAGCCGCGGAGCCAGTTGCCGCGCACGCCCGTCTGGGCCGCCGTCATCGTCAGCACGCCCGCGAGGAACGAGCCGACGACGGGCCAGTCCTGCTGCGAGTTGACCGCCGCCGCGCATGCGGTCGCGATGACCGTCGGCGTGTCGCCGGTCGAGATGAGGACGTCGACGAAGCGGTCGCCGCAGTAGACGCGCACGAAGCCGGTCGCGGTCGCAGTGCCGGTGAACGTGATCGCGAGCTTCGCGGCCGTGCCCGCAGGGTCGGCGACGGTGAGCACGTAGACGGGCGTCACGCCGTTGGCTCGAACGAACCGCTTGTAGGCGATACGCGCCTCCGAGCGCTTGCCGAAGAGCGCCACCGCATCCGCGTCGCTCGCGAGCACGACGGGCGTATCTGGCCCGTAGAGCGTGTCGGCGGTCGCGATGCCGTCGGTCGACGTGAAGTTGGCGATGATCAGCGCCTTGCGCAGGCCGCTCGAGCCGCCCGCCGCGCCCTGGGCGAAGTTCACCTGCGCGTACTGGCCGGGGACCACGTCGGTCGACGGGAGTCCGAGAATCGGGATCGTGGGCATGCGTGTCTCCACCCCGCGGCGCTCGGCAGCGGGTCAGTGCGTTGGGGCGCGCGCGACTCAGGCCGCGGCGGGGGGCGTGGGCTCGGCGGGCTCGGTGACGGCGGGGACGAGCTCGGGCGCGGGCTCCGTCGACGCAGCCAGCTCGTGGGTCTTGAACTCGCCGCCGAAGGTCGGGTCGAACTTCACCCCGCAGGCCTTCGCGGTCGCCTCGTCGGCGGCCCAGAGCGAGCCCTCGATGACGTGCTGCCGGTACTCGTGCACGTCGGGCACGTCGGTCGGCTCGGGCTTCGCGGGGTAGCTGCCCATCGTCTTGCCGGAATCGTCGAGCACGAAGTCGCGCCCGATGAGCCGCGACGCCGCCGGTAGCGGCACGCCCGCCTTGATCGAGTTGGCGAGCTTCACGTAGTCGGGGACCGACGCGCTGCCGCGCGCGAGGATGCGGAGAGCCATTGTTCTGGGCCTCAAGTGCTGGAGAGACGGTCTTGGATGAAGTCGGCGATCGTCGCCGCTCCATGCGCATCGGCGAGGTCGACGTGAACGTCGCCGCCGGTGGTCGGATCGAACGCGCCCGCCACGGGCTCGAGGCGCTCGTGCACGGTGAGCCGCATCATGATCGCGGGGATCGTGAGGTCCTTGCCGGCGACGGCCTCCCACTTCGCGAACGCGGAGTCGTTGACGTCGACCTGGCTCATGCCGTCATCGCCGAGCACCCAGACGCCGAGCTTGTACCCAGGGTCGAACCCCTGCGACACGGCGTGCGTGAGGATGTCCTCGACGGCGCGCGTGAATGGCCAGAGCTGCTCCATCTGGCCGGGCGTCAGCGGCGGCATCATCCACGCGCAGACGACCTCGCGCGCGGCGTTGGTCCAGCCGCTCGTCTTGTCGCTCGCGACCGAGCGCGTGCGGTAGACGGCGAGCGCTGGGAGCGCGACCTGCTCCTGCGTCAGGTAGTCCGTGGGCTCGAAGCAGAGCTTCTGCGTCACGGGAACGAGCGCTTGCGCGGCCGTGAGCCCGGCGGCCGTCGCGGCCTCCGTCCAGCGCGCGCCCATGTAGTGCGCGAGCGACCACTCGAAGTAGTCGAGCAGCGCGCCGATCGCGGGGTCCGCGTCGACGAGCAAGCTGTGCCCCGTCCCCGTCGCGAGCGGGTAGACGACGGATCCGACGCCGAACGTGCCGTACTCGAGCGCGGTCATCGCTGGTGCGCTCCGAAGAAGTTCTCGAGCACGCGATCGGAGACGTCACCGACAGCGAACGCGCCGGCGTAGGACGCCTCGTCCATGAAGAGGCGCGGGCGGCTCGCCTTCACGCTCTTACGGAAGAAGACCTGCCCGTTGATGACGAAGCGGAGCATGCGCATGCCCGTCTTGATCTTGCGTGTCGCCTTGCCGGGCCCGACCGCGATGCGGCGCGAGCCTGCGACGACGGGCCCACGCCCCTGGTCGACCCACCTCGAGTAGGGCGTGTCGGCCACGACCTCGAAGCCGGCGCCCTTCTGCTGCGAGTAGGTGCGGCGCTGGAGCTCGCCGCTGCGCGACTTGAATCGGTCCGAGTGCTGGATCTGCTCAACCGCGACGTCGGCCACGCCAGACACGATCTCGCCCGCGGCCGCCTCGAACATGCGGGCGTAGACCCCCATCTCGATGATGCAGCCGTTGGCCTCGATGCGCGCGGTCATGGCGACTCCCCGGTCTGCGACATCACGAGCGTGACGCGCGTCGAGAAGTTGCCGCCGCTCGACTTCGACTTGAACCAGGCGCCCGCCGTCGGGTAGCCGGGGCCCGTCACGCGGAACCACGGTCCCTCGGTCGGGCTCGCGCCGATGTTCGGCTGCCACGTCGAGACCGCCACGCCGCCGCCCGTGTATGCCGGGGTGATGGGGCCGACCTCGATGTCGCCGGACGAGTAGAGCCCGCCCGACGCGATGACGTCTGCGTCGCTGATCTGCTTCACCTTCGGAGGCCTGCCTGCGCAGGTGAGCTCCGTCGTCGTGTCCGTCTTCGTGCCTACGCCGACGCGGGTACCCGACCACGCGCGCGACGTCACCCAGATGCGGAACGGCCGCAGCCCGATGTCGCCGGGCACGTCGCCGCGGATCTCGTCGATGTCGCCGAGGATGTCGGAGACGAGCGACACGGTTAGTAGACCTCGAGCTGCCCGCGGCCGCCGCCCGACTCCTGCCGGACGGGGACGCGAACGAGCGAGGAGAGGTCGGCCTGCAGCTGCCGGTACTGCTCGCGCGCGCCGCGTAGGGCGAGGTTCTTGCCGTTGAAGGTCTGGAACTCGATCTCGTCGACCTTGGAGATGCCCGCGCGGTTCGCGATCGTCGGCGACTGGATGCGCGCGTGGCAGGTCGTCAGCGACGCGAGCAGCGCACGCAGGCGCGTCACGCCGCTCTCGACGGCGATCGGGTAGCCGGCCGCCGAGTGCGCGTTCGTGAAGGTCGCGGCGAAGGTCGTGAGCGTCACGACGGCGACGGTCACGATCTCCTGCGCCGGCCCGACGTCGACGACGAGTCGCGCGTAGGGCGCGATCCCCGTCATGTCGAGCGGGGTCACGGCGACCGAGGCGCCCGCCGCGATTGCGGTCGTAGCGGACGTCTCGGCGCCGGCCTGGAGGTTCGGCTGAATGACCTGCCGGAAGATCTCCAAGAAACCATCAGGTGTGTACGGATACGCGGACACAAGCACGTTGCCGTATCCAAGGTGAAACCGAGTCGCCTCGATCTCCGCAGTCGATACGGCAGACGTGCCCATCGGTGCTCCCTACTGCTCGTTCAGCGCTGCGAGCCGCGGCGCAGGTAGCGCGCCGTGATCGTTGCGGTCGAGCTCGTGACCGTGCCGGTGCCCGTCACGCCGACGCAGAGGAACTTCCACCCCGGCGCGTAGATCGCGACGGTCTGGGCCGCATTGGCGGTGAACGTGCGCAGCAGCGCGCCCGCGCCGTCCTCGTGCGGGATCCACGTCGAGCCGTCGTCGCTGACGTAGAACTTGAACAGCCCGTTGGTGAGGCTGCCGAGCGTGAAGGCGAACTGGAGCTCGACGCCCGCGCTGTCCGCCTGATTGATGTCGAACGACGAGGACTTGACCTCGGAGTTCGTGAGGATCGCCGCCGCCCGCAGTACCTGCAGGCGGTTCGGGGAACTGGATGCCATCTGGTTCGTCCCTTTCTTTCAGGCCGGGACTACTGCGAGAGGATCCGCTGGACGCCGCGCGAGTCGACGCACTCGAACGCGTGCATGGCGAACCAGATGCACTTCGCGAGCGTGCCGTAGTTCGTGTCGTCGGCCCAGCGAGCTTCGGCCGGGAGCGCCGTGCCGACGCCGACGGCGCCGGGCCCGAAGAGGAGCGACTCCTGCACCGTCACGCCGCTCGCGACCGTGCCGCCGTCGCCCGGGATGACGTCGCCCGCGGCGTACGTCTTGAGCGTGGTGCACTCGAAGAAGTCGACGTCCTGCACGCTGCCGATGTAGCCAAAGAGCTGGTTGCGCCCGTCGGCGTGCACCTTCGACAGCTCGCGGTAGTCGACGTCGCCGACCATGTCCGTGTTGAACTTCGTCGGGACGAGGCACATGAAGCGGCCGTTGCCGAACTTCTGCCACTCGCGATCGCTGATGGCCTTGCGGGCCGCCATGATGCCCTCGAGCGAGAGCAGGTGCCCGGCGCCCGCGGTGAACGAGGCCGAGCTCGTCACGGTCGTAGGGTCGGCGTAGCTGATGTAGCTCGACTTGCGGAACTGGTCGCGCACGACCGAGTCGAGCCACTTCACGTAGTCGCGACGCAGGTAGCGCGTGGTGACCGAGGTCAGCGCTTCCTTCGCGGCGCGGTACTTCGCGTCGAACTCGGGGATCTGGTACGGCGCCGGAGCCGTCGCGCCCGCGGCCATCGGGCCGTGGAACTGCTCGAGGATGACCGGCACTTCCTCCATCTGGATGGCCTGGCCGGTGGTCGAGATCGTCGTGTTCGTCGTGAGCTTGCGCGACGCCTGGTCGAAGCCGCCGCCGCCGTACGAGTCGCGGCGGAACTTGATGGTGTCGCCCATCCCCTTGCCGAAGTCGTCGACGGCGAGGATCGCGCCCGGGTAGGCGTCGGCCGCGCGCGCCATCTCGTTCAGGTCTGGCGGGAGCTGCGCGCCGCCGCCGGACATCGTGACGAACTGCTGCACGGTCGGCAGGCCGGCATCGAGCGCTGCGAGCGTGAGCCGGGCGCCCATCGCCATCTTGGCGAAGAAGTACTGCGGCTCGGGCGTGGGGAGACGCATGCCGCTCGACACGCTGTCGAGGAAGTTCTGCGGGAGAGTAGCGCGAGAGATCGAGGACATCGCTAGATGCCTTTCTGGTCAATGCCCTCGTGACAGGGCGGTCAGGACTGCGGCCGGCTCTTCTCGATGGCGGGCGCGTTGGTCTGGTAGAAGATGTCGGCCTGCACGGTCTTCCCCGCCGTCATCAGCGACTGCCACTGATCGAACGGGGTCTGCGCGGTGGTCGGCTTCGGCGGAGCGCCCTGTCCCGCGCCCGCGTTCGCGGGAGCCGGGGCGGGCTGCGGCGTGGTGATCGATGCGCCGAGGAGGCCCGACTCGCGAAAGAGGTCGATGACCTCGAGTCGCTTCTCCGGGTCTCCGTTGGCGCTCTTGTCGATCGCTTTCTGAATGGTCTCCGGGAGGCCCGCGAACTCGCGGTCGGAGTACGTCTTGAGGCGCGCGGCGAGCGCGTCGGCTCGCTGGGCCTTCGGCGCCAGCTCCTCGAGCGCCTTCGCCTGGCGCTGCGCCTCGGTGAGCTGCGCGTCCTGCAGCGCCTTCGCACTCTTCACGAACGCGTCGGCCTGCTCGCGAGTCTCGAAGCCGAGGCCCTTGAGCGCGGCGGTCTCGGCGCTCCGACGGGTCTCGTCGAGGCGATCCTTGAGCTGCGCGCTGGTGAGGCGCACCTCGGCAGCGTCGACGGCGGGCGGGACGACTGCGGCGACGGGCTGCGCCTGGACGACGTCGGGGATGGGCTGGGCGAGGGTCTGCCCACCCGGCGCCGCGACGGCGCCAGCAAGTTCAGTCACGTGCACTCCCTACTCGCCATGTCGCCGGCGAGAGCGTTGGGGGTGCGGCGCATGTCGGAGCGCCGCGGGCCGTCGCGTCAGCGCTGGATCACGCCTCGGTGAACATCACGTCGATCGCGAACGGATCGTTCTGCGCAGCGCACGGGGCGCCGTTCGTGATCTCGGTCGAGCGGTCCGACTGCAGCACGTTGTACGTGATGTCGGCGCTGGAGATCGCGACGGTGCCGAGCTGCAGGAGCGTGCCGTCGCTCGCCTTCGACGCGTCCTGGGTCGACACCGAGGAGACGCCGCGCAGGGTCACGGTCATGCCGTTGCGGCGGCTGGCCGAGATGAGCGCGCCGACGCCGAGCAGCTTGCCGTGCGCCGAGGTGTCGTAGTTGTTCGTGCTGTCGTGCGTGAGGAACACGCGCGCCGTCTGCATCGCGCTCACAGAGCGGGAGGTGGACGTAGTCACGCCGACGCAGGTGCCATTGGTGATGGCCATGACTCAGTGCCTTTCGGGTGGTCCGGCCGTGGCCGGGTGTTGCCGCACTCGGTCACGCGCGGCGGATATGCCGACTCGCGGGAGTGGCGGTTAGGCTCGGCGCGTCGCGAGATGCGCCACGCAACGGCAGTTCGGATGGACTTTGCCCGGCTCGACGGCGCGGCCGCGGAGGAGGAACGGCATCCCGAGTTCGGTCCAGACGCCGTCAGCCGCGGCGCACACGGGACACGTGCGAGCGTCGAGCGTGGAATCCCACACGCGGATCGTGATGACCTTGCCGGCAGGGTTCTGCGGCTCGTCGATCGGGCGCTTCGGCGGATGTGCGGGCGGCGCCGCTGCGGTGGCTTCGGCGACCTTCGCGGCTGCCGCTGGCGTGGGCTGCGGCTCGATGACGCCGCGAGCGCCCGGGGGCCGGTCCGCGTGCGGCGTGACAGGTGCGACGCCGGGCTGGCCAGGTGCCGTCATTGTCGCCGCGCCGGCCGCGCGCTCGTCGTTGAACGCCGTCGAGTTCTCGGTCGCCGCGATGCGGTCGACGTGGTGCACCGTGGACTTGGTGGCCGCGCGCGCGATGGCCTTCGGAGCGATCGTCCTGTCGGCCACCGCGGCTGCGGCGACCTGCGCGAGCGCGGCGGTCTGCCACGCGCCAGCGAACGCCATCGCGCTCGATCTGGCCTGCGCCCGATCTGCCTGCACCGAGTCGCTCGGCATCGGCAGCTCGGGGAGCGTGTCGGCCTCGCCGGCGCGTCGGAGCTCCCTGCGGAGCGCGTCGGCGTCGGCGTGCAGCGTCTTGAGCGCCGCGTTGCGAGCGTCGGCTCGGCCTGCCGCGATGACGGCCGGGAGGTGCTGCTGCAGCGCGTCGGCGGTGGCGTTGATGCCCGCGAAGACCGCTTCCTTGCGTGCGTCGGTCGAGAAGTGCGCCTTCACGATCGTGTCGACCGCGCGCCGCATCCGCTCGAGGAGCGCGGCCTCGGTCGTCAGCAGGGCGGTGCGCGTCCGCTGCTGCTGTGCGGCGGACACGGGTCAGGCCTCGGCGCGCTCGCTCGCGGGAGCGGGCTCGTCTTCGGTGTCGTTGCCCTCGGCAGCGTCTTCGGTGTCGGCCCCGTCGCCGTCGTCCGTCTTCGCCGCGAGCCTGGTCATCGCGGCGTGGAAGCCCTCGGAGTGCGCGGCGTCCGCGGCCTGCGCCTCCTCGTCGATCTCCTCGAGCGCCTCGTCGACGTCCTCGATGCCGAAGTGGTTCGCCAGGTACGTCACACCCGCGCGCCGCGGGATGAGCTTGGCCGTGATGGCCTTCTCCGTCGCGTCGACCGCCTTGCCGACCTCGTCGTCGGACGCCGAGAAGTAGGGGCCCCACACGGGCGACATCGGTGGCGGGAGCCACATCGGGCCCGCCTCGGTGACCATCGTGCGCCCCTTGAGCAGCGCGGCGATCCCGTTGGCGTTGCGGAGCAGGAGCCCCTTGCCATCGAGCTCCGCGATGATGCGCAGGAACATCTGGACGATCGGCTGCAGGCCCGCGCCCCACCAGCATTCGCGCAGGTCGTCGACCAGGGCGAGCAGCGGGGCGTAGACGAGGGCGAGGAACTTCGCGCTCATGTCGCCCTTGCCGAGCGTGTCGACGGCGTTGGCGAGCACGACGCCCATCGACTGCTTCAGGCGCGCGCTGATGTCGTCGACGTGGTCGGTGGCGACTTTGAACGCCGCCCCGGTCGTCTCGACGAGCCCGACCTTCACGTTCTCGCCCTGGTAGGACCAGATCGCGTCGGGCCCGACCTTGCGCGCCGCATCGCCACCCGAAGGGACAGCGCAGACGCCGCCAGCTCCGACGGCGCCCGGTGGCGCGTTGGCCCCGGCAGGAGCAGCCGACCAGCCAGGCGTGCTCGCCGTTCGGCCGGTCGCGGCGGGGCCGTCGTCTTCGTCGACGCCGGTCTCCCAGGGCTGGGGGACGCCGAAGAACATGATCCCGCGGTGCCGCTGCGACAGCGCGAGGTTCAGCGAGTCGAACTCCTCGAAGAGACCGTCGAGCAACGAGGTGCCGTCGATGTCCCCGCGATGCTCGTTCGGGAGGTTGCGAATCCAGACGACGGGGCAGAACGAGAAGCCGTGCGCCTCACGCAGCGACTCGCGCCACGTCGGCCGCTGGCCCTGCACGACCTCGGCGGGCTCGTAGTCGACGACCTCGGTCGCCGTGATGTCCCGCCGGAAGTAGCACTGCACGCTCGTCGGTTCGCCTGTGCGCTCGTCGGGCCTTTCCGACGCGTACTGGTACGTCCACGTCAGCGCGACGACGGGCGACGTCGGATCGCCAGGGCGCTTGAACGTCGGGATGCAGTCGAGTGCGCGGGCGTAGTCGGCGCAGAGACGGCCGTCGCGCACCGACAGAATGGCGACCGCGGTGCACGCGGTGAGGCCGCCAAGCAGCAGCGTGCGCAGGCCCACCTTGAGCTGCGCCTGCTCGATGATGTCGGCGACCCCGCGCTGCAAGGCCTCGGCGTCGTCCTTCGATAGCCCGAAGCCGCCGACTGCCGTGTCGGCCTCCTCGGCTCGCACGACGATCTTCGGGAACCGCCCCTCGCCGAAGGTGAAGCGGACCGCCTCGAGCGCCGCGTTCTTCGGCAGCGGGTAGATGATGCAGGGCGCGCGCTCGCGGAGCGGCACGCGCTTGCTGCCGCCGGTCCACCAGTCGGGGCGGCCGGCGTACTGCGTGCTGTCGGTGTACGCGAGCAGGCGCGCGAGGCGCTGGTAGCGCGACGTGCGCGCGTTGAACTCGGGCGCGATCGCGGTGCTCATTGCCTCTGCTCCGCGCCGCGGTCGTTGCGCCCGCCAGCGGCTCGAGCTCGGAAGCGAGCGAGCAGCGGGTAGCGGAGGGCGTCCATCGCGTGGTTGTTCTTGTCCTCGATGTCGTCGAGGACGCGTTCCTTGTTCTTCGGGTCGCGCTTGCGGCGGTAGAGGCCGAACTCGCGAATCAGGTTCGGGCACTGCGGCGACACGTAGAGCCGGGCCGCTTGCCGTCCGCCCTCGCGCTCGCGAATCGACAGCAGGTTGGCGACGCAGTCGACGCCGGCCTCGATGCTGTTGTCGACGTCGCCGAGGCGAATGCCGGCCTTCGATTTCAGCGCCGCGATGCGGTCGGGCCTCGACGGGTCGAGGTACCACTTCGCGTTCGGGTACCAGGCGACGAGCTTCTGCGCCTCGGCGACCCACCAGTCCTCGTCGCGATGCGAGGCATAGACCTCGTACACGACGTGCGCGACCGCGTCCGCGCCGCTGCCGATGATGCCGATCGCGTAGAAGCAGCCGGGGTCCTCCCAGCCGTGGTCGCCGCCGATCAGGACCTCGGAGAAGACGGCGCCGATCGCTGGCTCCGCGACGTGGAACTTCTCGTCGAACGTCGAGTACACGAGACCTTCTGCGGCGTCGGCGTCTGAGAGCCACTCACGCGCGAAGATCGTCGGCTGCGTCTCGCGGCGCGCCTTCTCGATCGCGCGCGCGCTGACGAACTTCGGGAAGTCGTAGCAGGTGGCCAGGAACGATGCGTGGTCGGCGAAGCGCTGCCCCTCGGCGTCGAGCAGCTTGCCCGTGCCGCGCGCGTGCGTGCGATAGAGGAGCCCGTACCGGCCACGCTTGAACGTGCCAGACACGAGCGTCATCGAGAGCGAATGCGGCTCGCTGAACCAAGGGATCGAGACCGCGTCAACGATCTCGGTGTCGATGTCGTCCGCCTCGTCGACGAACACGGCGTCGCAGCGAATGCCGCGCGACCCCTGCGCGGCCTCGGCGCTGACGAACTGAATCCACGACCCGCCGGGGAACGAGACGCGCAGCTCGCTTCGGTTCACCACCGCGCCGAGCCACGCCCACTCGCCCGATCCCTCGATCTCGTTCAGCAGGTGCGTGAGGTGGACCTTTCGCGCCTGCACCAGCGTCGGCATCAGCACGACGATCCGCACGCCAGGCGTCTTCGCGCCGGGCCGCAGGCGGCTGTCCCACCTCGCGACCAGCAGGTAGGCCGCGAGCCGCAGGAAGGTCGACTTCCCTCCGCCGCGCCCCCACGGCGTGCACACCGTCGCCCCCGGCACGAGCGCCCGATAGGCGTCCCACTGCGGGCGAGCGGTCAGGTCAATTTGCATCGGGGTCCGGCTTCGGCGGCACGTCGGCTTCCGACGGCGCCACGATCTCGATCTTCGGCGCGGCCTGCGCGCTCTGCGCCTGCGCGGCGTCGAGCCCGACGAGTCGCGCGTGCAGCTCGATCGCCTTGAGCGCCGCCTCGATGTTCCGCAGGCCCGTCACCTTCGATCGCTCGCGCGTCGCCATGCGGCGCAGCCTTGCGGCGTGCGCAGCGAGCTCCGCGCGCAGAGCGTCACGCTCGTCGGGGTCGAGGCGCAGCGAGCGCGACGCCTCGGCGGAGTAGCCGCGGATCGTTGCAGGGTCGAGGACCCATGCGGCCGCGAGCTCCATCTGCGTCTTGTGCTTCACCCATCGGCCGCGACGCATCAGGCGGTCGGCGATGTAGGTGACCCGCTCCTCGACGGTCGTGAAGGAGGGGTGCTTTTTCGCCACGGGGCCTCGCGCGCACGCGCGCGCGTGAGTTCCACGGCGCGTCGCGTTGGCCTCTGTCAATCACGACCCGGCCCGGGATGGTTATTTCGGCGGAATCTGAGCCGGCCTGACCACTTCGCAGATCACGAAGCCGGCGAACTTCTGGAGCGCGGCGGCGGCGATCTCGAGCTGGCCCCGGAGCGTCACGGCGCCGCCGATCGCGGGGCCGATGCTGCCGAGGTTGACCATCACGCCTGCCCCGGCTCGACGATCTCCCCCGTCATCCCGCCGGCGATGGCGAAGGCGAGGCGGGCATTCAGCTCCGGCGTCTCGAGCTTCACGAGCTTGGCGCGGGGCCCGCCGCCGGCGAGGAACAGGACCACCGCAGGCTCGTCGTCCTGGAAGCCGTAGGAGGCGACCAGCGCCGGCATCTGCATCGAGTCGCCTTCGCCCCACCCGTGTCCGAGCATGACGAGAAACTCGCATCTGGGAGCAGGTCTCGCCACGGGCGTAGTGGGCCATGGGCGTGCGGTTCTGTGCCGTCACGCGCGCGAACAGTCAGGAACGTGTTATCTCTTCTGTGCGGGAGGTGGCACACGATGGCCGAGCCGACGACTACGACCGTGACGCGCACCACGCGCCCCAACGTTTTCGGCTGGAAAGGCGTCGCCGCCGTGCTCGGCGTGGACCAGACGACGGCGCGCCGGTGGGCGGACGCCGCAGGCCTGCCGGTATTTCTGTGGGGCCGCAGGATGATCGTCGCGTACGAGCACGAGCTGCTCGCGTGGGCGCAGCGGCCCCGGCCGACGCTGGTCATGCGTCGCGCGCAGCTCGAATTGCCGCTACATCCGGCCGGTTAAAGACGAACGGCCCGGACCGAAGTCCGAGCCGCTCACGGTGGCTGCCTCGCGTTGTAGGGCGACACGCTCGGGCCACCACCGAGACCCCCAATCGTTCGCGGTGACCCGCGGCAACCAGGGCGCGCCGCCTCCGTCGAGGCTAGTGTCTCTTCCACGTAGCACGCTCGGCCCGCAGCCGCAGCTCACGCGCCGTGTAGTGCCTGCCGCCGCGTCGCGCGCGCCGGTCGCTCGGCGGTTCGATGCGCGCCGAGAGGTCGTAGACGTGCCCGGCAGGCGGGTCGTAGGGCATCTGGCGTCGGCTCACAGCCCGACCCTTCTCCCGAACGTCTCTGCCCACGCGTCCCACCGCTCCATCGTGCGCCTGCGCCACCCGAACATCGCGGTGAACTCGTCGGCGTGGTGCGCCAGCACGAGCCGCATCAGGAGAGAGCGCCTCACCGCTTCTTCTCCCCCGCCTTCGCGGCGGCGTTGGCGCGGAGCTGCTCGCGCCCTCTGACGCAGACCTGCGTCACGAACCGATCCACCATCGCGGCGTGCGCCGCTTCGCGCCTTGCCCGGCGGTCGATCGCGAGTTCAATTCCGACCTCGAAAACCCGATCTGCGCGCTCGCGCAGTCTCGACTTGTACGTCTCTGACACCGGCCTGCCGAACTCGCGCAGGTCCGCATCGCAGTCGGGGATCTCTCTGGTATCGCTCATTGCTCAAGATCCTCCTTCGGCGCAGTGATCGTTGTGCGATCTCGCCACATGCCGCTGCTCGTTGGTTGGCTGACAATGAGCGCCGTGTCGTCGCTCATGCCTCTCGTTGGTCGAATCGGTATCCCGGCGATCGTTTCCGGCGCACGGGCGCCAAAGCTCGCTCGGAGCATCTTCGCAGACAGGTGGATCTCGACAATTCGGCAGCCCTCTTCGACATCGCCCTTCACGTGCTCGAACAGTTCGCAAAGCAGTCGAACAGCCGCGCGGTTCGACTTCCGCATCTGCATCTTCATCTCGCCCCCCACGGCTTCCCGCACCGCTCGCACCGCGGTGACGCCGCGACGTCGGCCGCGAGCGCCTGGCCTTCCCCGCACTCGCCGCGAAGGCCATCGACGATGACGGCGCCGGTGCATGTCGCGACGACCTCGGGCGCTACGTCCCGCTCGAGCTCGCGCCTGGTCGCCGGCGGGATGAGCCAGCGGGGCCGCGTGTCGAGCTCCACCGCCCGGAGCGCCGCCCGGAGCGCGCGCTTCGCCCCCTTCACGGCGGCGTCGATGCGCTCGAGCGTCGCCTCGTCCTGCTCGAGGCCGTGCGCTTCGGCGACGAGCCGCTGCCACGTCTCCGTGTTGTCGCCCGTCTCGCGCGCCGTCGCGGCGATGGACTGCGCGCTGCCCACGCTCTCGCCGCCGAAGCCGTTGCCACGGCTGTTGCGCAGCTCGCCGCCCTCAGTGCGCGCGCGGGGGGGCCGCAGCTCGATGCAGGCCGAGACGGTCCACGCGAGGGCTTCGGCGCTCACCTTCGCGAGCGCGCGGGCGACATGGATCACGCCGTCGTCCATGCGCGGCTCGGCGGGGCGGGACGCCGCGGTGAACGTGCCGCCCGTCTCGCAATGCACGGCGAGCCTCGCGGTCGGCGAACGCCTGGACGTGTCGCGGACTTGCCACCAGGCACGCAGCGCCGCGACCTCGTTCGGCCACCTGACGTCGGGGTCTCGCTTCGGCTTCGGCTTGAGCAGGCCCTTCCCGAACGCCGCGAGCGGCTTGAGCACGCCCTCGACGAGGAAGGCGTCGACGTCCTCGGCGGCGGCGCCGACCTGCTCGAAGAGCGCGCGCGCTTCGCTCTGCTCGTCCGCGCGGGCATCAAGGCGCGCGTCCTCGTCGGCCATCCACTCGGCGAGCGGCGAGGCGGGCACGTCGTGGGCTTCAACGATCTCTAGCGTGGCGCGGCGGCTCATGTGGCGTTCCTCTCCCTGGCGTTGCCCACGGCGCGGGCGCGCTCATCGCTCCCGATCGCGTCGGTGATCTCGTCCTTGGTCATCCCGTCGCGGCGCATCCGAGCGACGACGCGATCGCGCCGCTCGGCGTCTGACAGGATCTCGCCGCGATCGGCGTCGGTGATCCCCAGCGCGGCGGCGAGCCGGGGACCGAGCTTGCGCAGCGCGACCGCCTCGATCTGCCGGACGCGCTCGCGGGTGACGCCGAACATTGCGCCGACCTCGTCGAGCGTCGGGCCCGGGCGCACTGCCTGGTACGCCAGGACGGACACGTCGGCCGTCACGCACTCGCGGCACTCGTCGGCCGGCCGGTGCGCCGACGACAGCAGCAGGCCGTGACGGCATCGATCTCGGGCGGCCTCGCTCGCGGCCGCCGCTTCTCGCGCGCTGGTCATGCTCTCGCCGCCTTCTGCGCTGCGCGCTCCTGCTCGCCGGCGCACCGCGCGCACCGGCCGTACGTCTCTCCCGGGCAGCCCGGCCGGCACGCGACGCCGCGCGCCGCCGCGTCCTCTCGGCACGCGCGGACCCACGGCCAGTCGTCGAAGTCGGTCGCCGCGTAGTCGGTGGCCGGCTCGCTCGGCGCGGGAGCGTCGGCCGCCGCGTCGAGCTCGAGCGGAACCTGCGCGCGCCGCACCGCGCAGACGGGTCCCGCGCCCTCAGCGATCGACGCGCGATCGTGCAAGGGCCGGCGGCAGACGACGCAGCGGGCAGGCGCGGTCATGGCTCGAAACCGATCGGCTTCTTGCCGTCGCCCTCGGCGCCATCCTCGCGGCCGATCAGGCACTCGACGAGCCCGACGACATCGGCGATGCCGCGCGGGCCGTTCCCGATCTTCCCCTCGTCAGCACCAACCGCGTAGGCCGCGATCCGCTCGGAGAACTCGCGAGGCGACTCGCTCACATCGAAGTCCGAGAACGCGTCGGAGAGCGGCGCGCCGGAGCGAGCGTGCATGTACGCCTGCAGGTACATGCGGTGAATCGTCGCGTTCGGGTAGCTCATTCGCTGCTCCACACACGGGCCCGCTCGGCGTTCGCCGCCGCAACGCGGATCGCGCGCTCGGCCGGGTTCATGTCGCGGATGCGCTGCACGTCGGCGGCGGTCAGCTCGCGCGAGAAGTCCGTGAGCAGCCGCGCGTCCCAGACGTCGGCCAGCGCCCGCTCGGCGTCCGAGTCGTGCCCGGGCGCGGCGTCGACGAGTCCCTCGACGTCGAGCTCAGGGTTCAGGAACGTCAGCGTCGCGCGCGCCGGATCGTTGCCGCCGATCGTGAACGCCACGCTCTCGACGTTCGCGCCGATCGACGTCTCGATGCCGTTGTGGTCGACCGTGAAGACCTCGACGTCGCGCAGGTCGGCGAATCGGACGAGCGTGCCGCCGATGGTCTTCGTTGGAGCCGGTGGGCGGCAGCGGATGCGGATGCGGGTCACTTGTCGCTCTCCGCCACGACCGCGAACAGGCGCTCGCGGAGCGTGTTCTTGGCCCGCTCGATCGCGATGTAGTCTCCGAGCTTCGCGACGTTGGGCGTCACCGACAGGACGCCGCGCACCATGCGCAGCGCGGTGGCGATGTCTTCGGCGTCGTCCTCGCGAACGTCGCGATCCAACACCACGGTGTAGGCGTTGATCCGGTCGGTCATTCGTCGTCGCTCCCTTCCTCGTCGTCCTCGTCATCGACGCCCGCGCGCCCGACGGTGTTGCCGTCGGCATCGAGCACGTGGTCGGCGTCGTCGCTCTTGAGCGCCGCCGTCGCGGCCGAGAGCGTGCGGCACGTGCGCACAACGTCGCCCCCTGCGTCGACGACACGGAACGGCCCGGCCATCTTGCGGGCGCGCATGGGCGCCGGTTCGTCCTCGACGGGCGCGGTCTGCGGCTTCGCCCGGGCGACACGCGCGGCGCTCGTGACCGCGACGCGGACCGGCGGCGTCGGCGCAATCTCCTCGGCCATCGCCTCGATGGTCTCGAGCAGCGCAGGCCCCCACGGCGTGGCGAGCGCGCGGCGCACCGCCCGGACGAGCGTACGCGGCGCGTCGAGCAGCTCGCGCATCTCGGCGACCGTCCATCGCTCGACGTGCGCGGGCGCCTCGATGTGGCGTGCGGCCACCTCGGCGACGGAGCGCGCGGGCGCCGGCGCGACATCCGGCGTCCCGAGCCCTGCGAGCTTCCGCCCCTTCGCGGTGACCTGCAGCGTCTCGAGGCGCCGGGGCTCGTGCGCAAGCAGCCCCTCTCGCCTCGCGGCCGAGACCGCCTGCTGCGCGATGTTCCCCTTGCAGTCCAGCGCGGCGCCGATCCCCGCCGCCGAGCCGAAGACCTCGCCCGCAGCGAGCTTCGCCGCGAGCGCCTTGAACCGTTCCACCTCTGCCTGTCGCATCACGACCTCCCCTTCGGCATGCGTCCGCCACGAGCCCACAGGCCGAGCAGGACGGCGTCGGCCTCGTGATCCGTCTCGACACCCAGGCCGGGGAAGCGCGCCCGCGCCACGTCGAGCGAGCGCTGCTTCCCGGCGTTCCTCGTCGCCTTCCCGATCATGTCGCTCTGCCACTGCACTGCGAGCACGCGGCACACCGGACCGAGGTTCGAGAGACCCCAGACCAGTGCGCCGACCCGCCGCGAGAGGCCCGCCGAGGTCGACGGGTTCGCCTTCGGGCCGCGCGCCTGGAAGACGTCCTCGACGACGACGAGCACGCGCTCGCCGAGCTTCTGCTCGAGGAGCCACCGCCCAACGTCGCGGAAGCCGTGCATCGTGCCGCCATCGAGGCGGGGGAATCGGAAGCCGTGGACGGCCGCGCGCGCGTCGGAGAGCAGCGCGATCGCGGCGTCGGCCCCGACGTCAACCGCGATCACCGTCGGCGCCGGCGCGCGCGGGTCGCTCCGCCAGAGCCACGCCTGGGGGTCGCCGTCCGGCGCCTCGGTGATGTCCCCGACGAGCCCGAGGATCCGGGAGGCGGGGACGAGGTCGAAGCGGGGAGGGGGTACCGGCTTGGCGGATCCGCCCCGCCGAGCCGATGCCCCTAGCGGCCGTTTCACGGCCGTTTGCACGGGCTTTGCCTGACGCGCCACGGCGCGCCCGTTCTCGCTGCTCAGCGGCGCAGGAGCGGCCGGCAACGTCGGCCGCAGGGGCGTCCCGATCGACAGGATCGCGCTGGCGGTCACGGCCGGCCCCCGACTTCGCAGAGCGGGCAGCCGTCGACCGGCCGGGGCTGGCCGCACGACGGGCACGCCCGCGGCCCGACCGATTCGGGCGCCGGGGTCTCGAAGACCTCGAAGCCCCAGCCCGCCGGCATCACGACCACGGTCCCTACGATGTCCTGGAGCCGCGTCGCCATCGCGCGCCGGTCGGCGTTCGTCGCGCCGGGCACCGAGTGCACGAGCACGAGCGGCCCGTCGGCGATGTCATACCGGACCGCGCTGGCCTCGGAGGCGACCGGCGCCGGCGGCACCGCGCGGAGCTGGAGCTTCCGGGTCACGGCTGCCCCGCGATCGCTCGGGCCAGCTCGTCGACTTCGCGCCGCGCAACGTTCACCTCGGCGACGGCAGCGTCGTGCGCGTCGACGTGCGGCCCATGGTCGGCCGACATGCGCGCGTGGAAGCTCGCGAGCCCCTTCGCGTCGCAGTCGACCAGCGCGCGCCCGAGGCGGCGCAGGGCATCGAGCGGCGAGGTCACGCGCTCGCCTCGGCGCCCTTGCGCTTGCGGGACTTCTTCGCGGGCTCGCCGAGCTCCGGCGCGCTCCCCGTGGCCACCTGCTCGGCGGCGATCTCCGCGGCCTCGCTGTAGTCGGGCGCGTCGCCGTCGTCGTCGCCGTCGCTCGGGTCGACGATGCCGCCGTTCACCTGGCCGACGAAGCACGATGGGTGGTGCGTGCCGTCGGCGTTGCCGCAGCCCTCGCAGGCGCGGCCGGGGCGCGTGAGCGGGAGCTCCTGCTGGCGCTCGGCACCCTGGCGCGGGTCCTCGAGCCACTCGCCGGTATCGGTGCGGAACACGCGGATCGTGCCGTCGCCGGCGTCCTCCTCGCGGCACTCGACCTCGCGCTCCTCGGCGCCGACATCGGCCGCGGCGAAGAGCCGGCGCTCCTCGGCGCGCAGCTCCTTCAGCGTCGCGTTGTGCGTGGACACGGCCGCGCGCTTCTCGTTCTGCACGAGCTCGATCTCTTTCAGCTTCGCGCAGTGCGCGGCGTACACGCGGTTGTGCTCCTCGGCGGTCAGCGTGCAGAGCAGGGTGCGGGTCACGGTTCGCATGGTCGGTTCTCCTCGGTGGTGGTCGTGGCGTTGGGGTCGGGTCGAATCAGTCGGCGGAGTCGCGCTCTTCGAATCGGTTAGTGCCGCCGAAGCGCATCGAGACGTGCCCGAGCCAGCCGGTCTCGCGGCTCTTCGCGAGCACCGCGAGCACGGTGTGCTTCACGTCCTTTGCCTCGGCGCTGGTCTTGTTCCGGTGCAGCAGCCACGGTCGGTGCATCAGGATCATCGTGTCGGCGATCTGCTCGATCGCGCTGCCGTCCTTCACGTCGGTCACGGTCGGCAGCTGGTCAGGCGCGCGCTTCGACGCTTCGCGGTTGAACTGCGCGAGCGGCAGCATCACGAGTTCGTCGTCGACGGCGAGGCGCTTCATCTGCTCGCACGCGTCGGCGATCGCGATGTCGCGACGCTCGGCCTTCCCGTCGAACTTCAGCAGGTGGAAGTGGTCGACGACGACCAGGCGCAGGCGCGCGCCGCGCTGGCGAGCGAGCCCCTGCATCCGGCGCACGGTCGCGCGCACTCGGCACATGTCGTGGCCGCAGTCGTCGATGAAGAGCGGGACCTCCTCGAGCTCGCGCGACGCCTGCTCGATCCACCCGCAGCGCGTGAGGTCGAGCTCGTCGTGCTGCGTCTTCGGACCCGACTGCAGCTCCGATGCGGTGATGACGCCGCGTCGCTTCGTGTACGGGTCGAGCGTCATCGCGCACACGGCGCGGTTCCAGATGTCCGCGCGCGGCATCTCGAGCGACAGGTAGCCGACCGCGATCTTTTCGCCGTGGTAGACGCGGCCAGCGAGGTCGAGCGCGACCTCGAGCCCGACGATCGTCTTGCCGCTTCCGGTGTCGCCGCCGACGAAGACGACCTGCCCCGGGCGTAGGCCGTGGGTCATCTTGTGCAGCATCGGGTACGGCAGCCGCATGCCCCACGGGTCGCGCTTGCCGGCCCACTGGTCGCGCAACTCGACGAGCCGGGCCTCGGTGATCGCGCCGAGCGTCGCGGGGCCGCCCGTCGCCGTCTTGTCCATGCACGCCTCGGCCATCTGGTCGAGCGCGCGCGCCGCGAAGCCGTCGACGCGATCGGGCGCCAGCGTGAACGCTTCGCCGATCACGAGCTGCGCCTGCGTGATGATCCGCCGGCGGTGCGCGACCTCGCGCAGCTGCCGCGCCCACTCGAGCGCGTGCCGCGGGGCCGCCGCATTGCGCGAGATGATCCCGTTCAGGAACGGGAAGCCCTTCGCGGTGTTGTCGCCGAGCTCGTGCATCACGTCGCGCAGCTCGGCGACGAGCGTCACCACGTCGACGGGCTTGCCCGCGCTCTCGAGCCGGTCGATCGCGCCCCAGATCGTCTGCAGCGCGGGCTGGTCGAAGTCGGCGGACGGGATCGCCGCGAGCAGCTCGGGACGGTTCTTCGCGTCGTGGAACGCCGTCGCGACGAGCTCGCGCTCGCCGGCATGGTCGGCAGGAAGGGTGCGATCGCCAACGTCGATGGCGCGAACCTTCTCGCGCTCGCGGCGCATGCCGGTCACGACAGCCCGCCGATCTCGGTCAGGAACGTGCCGCGGAGGCCGGCATCGAGCTCGAGCAGGCGCGTGCCGGGGACGATCCAAAGCCACGCGGCGCCCCAGAGCTCGGCGTCGGCGTCGTCGAACCGAGCGCCGGTGAACGGCGGACGGTGACCCGAGAACGCCAGGTAGACGGCGCGGGCGAGCGCATTGTGCCCGACGGTGCGCGCGCCGCTCGGCGACAGCGCGGCGACGGCCTTGCGCATCGCCTCGACGTGCGCGGCGAGCGGCGGAAGGATCGCGACGGCGGCCACTAGTACCGCTCCGATCCGGTCAGGCGGAGCTTCGGCACCGTGGCACCCGAGGCGTCCAGCGGCGCGGCGCGCCCGAGCGGCCATCCGCGTGGCTTGTCCTCGGCGGCGAGGCCCGTGGCGGTCGTGCGCAGGTACGTCAGGCGCCGAGCGGGCAGCATGGCGGGGTTCGCCGAGACCTGGTCGCGCAGCTTGCCGAGCGCGGCGCCGACGTACGCGGCGGGCGACGCGTCGCTCGGGACCAGCAAGCGCACCGCCTCGACGAGCTCCCGGCCCCATGGCCGGAGCTCCCGGTCGTCGAGGCCGCCGAGGGTGTCTCGCTGGGCGACGAGTAGGGCGATCCCGGCCTCGTGCTTTGCGTCGTAGGGCAACCCCTCCGCGCCGCCGCCGCTCTGCTGCTGCTCTTCGGAAGGAACGGAAGGACCGGAAGGGAAGGATCCCCCCGCGCGCGTAGGCGCGTCCGTGGGCGCGCACCCGCGAGGCTGGATTTGTCCCCCGGGACATGTCCCAGATTTGTCCCCTGGACGTGTCCCCGGGACATTGGCGGGGACATCCGCCTTAACGTCCGCCCCCTGAGCGGCCTTCTTCTTCGCGCGCTGCACTGCTTTTTTCAGCGCTTCGGCCTTCCGGCGATCGGAGCGCTCGTCCGCCGACATGGGCTCGACGCCCTGAGCGGCCGGGTAGTTTCGGATGGCAACGACATCGCCAGCGACCACTAGGTAGCCGTCCTCGACGAGCGCGGAGACCGCTCTGGACACCTGCGCACGCTCCGATTTGTGGGCCCGGCAGAGGCGGCAGACGGCCTCGCCGGGGGTCTCGCCGGGGGTCAGAACGAGCTCGCCGGCGTCGTCCACGACCTTGATCACGAGCGCGCCGATGCCCCGCGTGATGGCCGGGAGGGCGGCGAAGGCCCCCTCCTCGCGCACGTAGAGGAACCGCCTGGTCTCGTGGACCCAGTCCATCTCAGCACCCACCGACCGCAGCGCATCGCCGCTCGACGAGGTCCATCGCGTCGCCGCAGTGGCCGCCGGCGTACGCGCCGAGCGCGCGCGGGAGCGACCCGCAGTCGCGCACGAGGCCGCGCAGGATCGTGAGCGCGGCGCGGTAGCTCGCGTGCGCCGTGAGCAGGTCGCGGCACGTCTGGCCGGTGTGGCTCGGCGCGGTCTGCATGATGCCGCACGAGCGGCCCGAATCGCCGATCGCGCCAGGCATGTAGCTCGACTCGTAGTACGACCAGGTGATGAGCAGCCGCCCGAGCTTCGCGCGCGCGGCCCACGGGTCCTCGGCGGCGAGCGCGGGGAACGCCCACGACGCGTCTTCGGTAGCGACGACGTTGCAGACGGTGGTCGCGGCGCCGACGGCGCGCTCGTAGGCGTGGCCGTGCGTCAGCGACATCGCGAGCATGAACAGGGAAGCGAACATCAGAGGGACCCCTCGGGCGCGAGCGCCCACAAGCAGACGATCGCGAGCGCGAAGCCCACGACGCAGGACAGCGGTTCGGACGCGTCGACGATGAACGCCGCGGACGCGATGGCGGTGCCGAGGCGGATCACGGCGTCACCGGGCCGATGCCTTCGGCGAGCTCGGGCGCGACGCGGAAGATCGCGTTGACGACTTCGACGGCGTACGACCTCACCTCGGCGTAGACGGCGCGCGCCTCGGCGTCCGAGGAGATGAGGCGGCGCCTGTGCTCGGCGATGCGTGCCAGCGCGAAGAGCGCGTCGTCGTCGAGCGGGACGATGCGCGTCACGACGCGCCTCCCGCCGTGACGGCCTCGATCGCCCGCTCGGCCTTCATCGCGCGGAGCGACGCGCGGAGCCCGATGACGGTGCCGCGGTCGGCGACGTGCGCGACGTGAGCCTCGATCTCACGCGTCGTCGCATCGCCCACCCGTCCGTGGATCGGGCCGTCGTCGATGTTGCTCACGTTGCCTCCGTAGTCGTGTTGAGCGACGCCACCGCGGCGCCGGAATCGGAATCGCTGGGGGACGTGCGCGCGACGAACGCGCGGCACGCGCACGAGTCGCACCGCCCGACGCAGACCACGTGATCGTCGCACGCGTGCCCGCACGCGCACGGCTGCGCGTAGTACGTGCCGTCTCCGTCGCCGTGCAGGTCGAGCGCCCCGAACGCATCCGACAGCGCCCAACACGCCAGCCGCATCTCGGCCCGCTCGAGATCGACGAGCAGCGCTTCGATATCGCGCACGTGGACCTTCGCGAGCTGCAGCCCCCGCGGCGCGGGTGCGGGCCACGGCTGCGTGGATGCGGGGGCGGGCGCTCATTCATCACCACCAGCGGAGTCCTCGCTTTCGCCCTCGCTCCATTCGTCAGGCTTCGCCGTGGCGAACATCTCAGCCTGCCTCGCGACCGATTCGACGCCCGACGCGGCAGCTTCGAGGTTCATCCGCGCTTGCTTGAAGTACGACGGCTTCAGCTCGACGCCGACACCCTTGCGACCGAGTTGCACGGCGCCGTACACCTCGCTACCGACGCCCATAAACGGGGTGAGCACGACGTCACCCGGGTTACTCCACAGCGTCACGGCGCGATCGATAACGTCGAGTTGCAGCGGGTGCACATGTTTCTCGTCGTCCGGGTCCTTCGACTCGCGAAACGGCAGCACGCGATCGAGTCTCACGTCATCCCAGAACGCCGAGGCGTACTGGCGCCAGACCCATTGCGAGTATCGGTTCTCGGTCTGCTTGCCGGTGTGCCCGCGGTCCTTCATTACGTTGGCCGGAGGCTCGCGCGATCCCGCGTAGTGGGTGAGCCCGACCGGGTGTGCGATGGGCTCTCGGTTCTCGCCTTCGCGCCGGAACATGAGCATGTAGTCGGCCGCCGCGACCGAGCACCTAGACGAGTCATCGACGCACGTTCGATGGCGGAGCGACTTCTGGAGCGTGCGCAGGTAGACGACGAACGGGTCTTTCCACACCGCGTAGCGCGCGCAGTACTTCCATCCCATCGTCTCGTGCAAGCGGATGATGTCGCCTGGGAAGTCGCGCATGTGGTCGCGGCCCGTGTTTCCGCTCGGCACATCAGTGCAGTGCACGGCCGTGATGCGCCCGGGGTGCGTGAGCCGCGCGAGTTCGCGCACCACGAACGCGTAGTGCTCCATGAACTCGTCATACGAGCGGCAGTTGCTCATGTCGCGCTCGTTCGACGAGTAGTGATAGAGGCCCGCGAACGGCGGCGAGTAGATGCTCAGGTGCACGCTCTGCTTCGGCATCTGCGCGAGCACGTCGACGCAATCGCCATTGTATATGGCGTACTTATCGGTCAGCACTTGGTCGGCTACAGCCATGACGGCACCGTCTCTTTCTTCGTGTAGTCGGCGACGGCGCGCGTGATTTGCAGCTCGTCTTGGACGTGTTGTGTGAGCTCAGCAAACATCTTCTCGGACTGCGCGGCCTTGCGTCGCAGGTTTGCGAGTACGCGCCCTTCGCCGTCGCTCAACACGTGATCGACGATAACTGAACGCGTCTGACCGAAGCGCCAGAAGCGGCGGATCGATTGGTAGTACTGCTCGAAGCTGTGCCCGGAGAACGCGGTCATATGCGCGCAGTGCTGCCAGTTGAGTCCCCACGCGCCGATAACAGGTTTCGTCACGAGCACCCGGATTTGCCCCGACGTGAACGCAGCGAACTTCTCTTCCTTCTCGTCGTCGGAGTCGCGCCCGCTCACCTGCACCGCGCCCGGGATGAGTTTCGCGAGCAGGTCGCCCTCGTCGTTCAGATGGCACCACGCCACGGCCGACGCATCGTGTTCGACGAGTGAGGCGACCATCTCGCACCGCTCGCGAATGGTGCGGCGCCGCTCCTCCCGCTCTTCCTGTAGCCCGATGGCTGGCACGCTAAACAGGAATCCTCCACGAGCCTTCTGCGCGCGCACCACGTGTTCACGCTCTTGCATCGGAGGGAGCGTGAACCGGTCATCGCTGAAACCGAGGTCGGAAGGGCGTCGAATCGAGCGCGCCCACGACGTAACCCATCGCCAGAACGGTCGCTCGGCATGGCCGCGAAACATCCATTGCGGCTGACCGCCGCCCGATGTCGCCCACGCTCGGCCGAGTGACGCGTTGTTGCGCGCGTTCTTGAAGAATCGCGCCAGCATATCCATAAAGCCGAGATGGCCGAGCGCCTCGCTCGATGTGCCGAGCTCGTAGTAGTCGTTCGGCGCGGCCGTCGCTGTGCAGAGCAAGCGATACGGAGTCGTCCGCATAAAATCCGTGATCGCCGCGCGCGTCGTACCCTCGAAGCTCTTGAGGATCGACGACTCGTCGAGCACGACGCCTGCGAAGTCCGACGCGTTGAAGTGGTGCAGCCGCTCGTAGTTGACGACGTTGATGCCGTTGTGAACGAGCCCTGTCGGCGCGCGGCGCGCATCGATCCCGAACTTCTCGCCCTCGCGGATCGTCTGCGACGTGACGGCGAGCGGAGTCAAGACGAGCACCGGCCGGTTCGTTTTGCGCACGACGTTCTCAGCCCACACGAGTTGCTGCGGAGTTTTGCCGAGCCCGCAGTCCTCGAATAGTGCGGCGCGACCCTTTCGTAGCGACCACTCGACGAGCGATCGTTGGAAGTCGAATAGGAAGTCGGGCATCCACACAGGGGTGATCCCTCCGCTGGCCTCGACCTGAGACTTGCTTGCGACGAAGTCGTGATATTCTCGAGCCACTGGCGAATACCTTTCGTTGGTCACGCCCCCGGCCGTTGATGCGGCGCGGGGGCAACTTTGATCGTCACAGCGTCCTCGGCCGCCTCTTCCACCTGCGCGCCGAGAACGTAGAAGACGCGGTCGTCCCCATCGTCCCCGGCGCCGTAGCCGCGCGCCTCGGGCATCGAGTTGGCGAGATCGAAGGCGCGGCCGCCGTCGGTGACCGAGCAGAGCACGACGCCCTGCTTCTTCGTCGTCGTCCCCTTGCCGAGCACCGAGTATGTGGTCGGGTTGGGGCGATTCACGAGCGCCCGCGCGTAGTGCGGCTTGTGCGTGTTGGCGGTGTCCGAGCGCCACGGGTTGAAGTTGCGCTTGGTCATCAGGCCGCCCTTCCGCATGACTCAGCGTCGCTCATGGGCGAGCCGTCGATGCGCTTGAACACGATGAGCTCGTCGTCGGTGGCGAACATTTCAGGCGCCTGCCCTCTCGCGCAGGACCTTGGCGTCCCGCCGTGCCCGCGCGCCGATGTTGTTCATGCTCGACCGCTTCCGATCGTGGTGCGCCGCGCGGATGCCGTCGCGCTCGGCAGGCTCGAACGTGGCGAGCTTGGCCGCGAGCTTTCGCCGCTCCTCGAAGTCGCCGATCGTTACCGAGTCGAGCGCGTCGGCGATGGCGACGAGATGCGCGTCGATCCAAGCGCCGAAGGGCATCATGCCGCGCGCTTCGAGCCACGCGTCGGCGCCGCCGAAGATGAAGAGCGGGAGCGTACGCTCGCCATCCTCGCGGGTGAGCGCGTAGTGCCCCTCGCCGAGCAGCAGCGCCGCAGCGCACGCGACGTTCTCGTCGGCGTGATCAATCGTGTACGCGTCGCTCGGATTGACGATTTCGTAGATGGCCACGGTCAGCCCTCCACGCGGCGGAGCATGAAGATTGGCGGCTGCGCACGACCGAGCGAGAAATCGACGACGGCCTCGCCGACGCGGACCTCGCGCACGGTGCCGACGCAGGCCGGCTCGCCGACGAGGTACACGCGGTCGCCGACGGTGAGCGACGCGGGCGCGGGGGCCTCGCGGAGCTGCGCGGACGTGATGCGGGGGCGCAGCTGGGGAGTGCAGGCGGTGGAGTGGCGGGGCATGGGTCAGGCCTCCCCGCCGCGCGCGTTCATCGGCGGCGTCGTCAGGTCACGAGCGGCAGCGATCCAGGCGGGCGGGTCTTCGCCGACGACGTCCGGTCGGCAGCGCTCGACGTGGTCGAGGGCGATGGCGTCGACGGTCTTGGACGCCGCGAAGCGAGCCGCGACGGCGTGCAGCGCATCGGCCGCGAAGGCGACAGCGCCGAGGACGTACGCGAGCCAGCGGGGAGCGGGAGGGGCGATGGGCATGGGGCTACTCGGCGGCATGGCTCGTGGTGACGAACGCGTCGCCGCGCTCGAAGGCCTCGACAGCGACCATCGCGTCGTCGAGCGACTCGTTCGGATTTGTCTTGAGCCGGTGAATGAGCGCGAGCACCGGCAACGTGGCGCGGTACCACTCGCGGCAGACGCCGCGGAGGTAGCCGCCGTCGGGCGCTTGGTTCCCACGAAGGAAGCCGTGCACGCGCGCCTCGTCAGCGAGCACGCCTGGGCGCGTGGCGACGAGCGAGAGTGGCCCGCGGGCGGTGGACTTGTGCGGCCGGTCGCTCCACACACGCTCGACGCGCGTCGCTGGGTCGGTCGAGAAGCCGATCTTGACCAGCGTCTCGCAGTCGGAGATCGCGAAGTACACGTGGCCAGGCGTGTGGCGCTTGTTCGTGTTGGCCACAGATCATGCCGCCTTCGCTTCGCGCGGCGACACGAGCCCAGGGAAGCAGGCGTCGAGCTTCGGTCGCACGAACTTGTTGGGCGTCGTCGTCCCGCGCTCCCAGCGCGACACGGTGAGCGCGTCTACGCCAAGCAGTTCACCCAGCGCCTTCTGGGTCATGCCCGCCCCGACGCGGGCCTTCTCCAGCTCGTTCCACCGAGGTGGCGCAACCTTCCGGTGCGACCGGCGTCCTTTTCGACTAGCCATGCCTAGTAAGTTGCGCTTGCCGCGACGCCTAGTCAAGACCTCTCGTGTTGAGCCTTCTTTTCTCGGGGTGAGCTGATGCCTAGTCTCGACGCCATGGCGACCATGAGGCTCGATAAGGCGCGCGGCGCGCGGTTGAAGGCCGCTCGCGAGGCCATCGGCAAGACGCAGAAGGAGATCGGCGCAGTCGTGCACCGCGACGTGATCACCGTCAGCCGCTGGGAGCGTGGCGCGCCGGTGCCCGATGACGCGCTCGCGATCCTCGCAACGACGTACGGAACGACGGCCGAGCGCCTGACTGGCAAGGTGCGTCTGCGCGTGGTCGAGCCGAGCGAGGACGAGCCGGCGCTTGACCCCAAGGAACAGGTGCGCCGCACCGCGCTCTACCTGCGAGCGTCACCGCGCGCGCGATACGCCTTCGAGCACTACGAGGATCGCTACACCCATCACGGGAAGATCCCGAAGCTCGATCTGGAAGAGCAGACGAAGGCGCTGCTCGCAGTGATCGAGGACGACAAGCGCGGGCGACTGCCAGAGCCCGACGTCCAGCTCGACACAACAACGGTCCACGCCGACCCAGTCGACCCCGACGCCCCGAAACGCTAGCGGACCTCGCAGTCCCGAAGCATGAGCGCGACCGCCGAGAGTTGATCGGCGCGACCAACGATCGTGACCCGTTTCCCCTCGGCCGCGGCGCCGGAGTTGCGCGGAGGCCCGATCACGCACCGCGCCTCGACGCGCGCGCCGTCTTCGATCGTAACCGTCGCGTAGCCGCCGTTTTGCTGCAGCACTCTGGTCACGGTGCCGGCGACGCCGACGAACTTGCCTCGCCACGTCCGGTTGAACTTCGCTTCGTCCTCGGCGTCCGCGAGGCCGACGATCTCGACCAGCGGCAGGATCGGGGCCCCCGCGCGCGGATCTTCGGCCGGCATCGCCGCCGCCGTCTCGGGGCGTTTCTTGTCGACGGACGCGTAGATCGCGCCAGCGATCGCAAGGCCGCCGATCACGGCGATCGGGTATTGCCACCACGGCATGGACGGCTTCGCTGGGGCGGGCTGCGGCTGCTGATTCGTCATCGCGAGATTCTACGCCGCGAGCACAACGCCGACACGAGCGGCGTCGTCGAGCAGGCGCCACGCGCGACCGTTCTCGTTCTCGGCGAATCCCCCGCGGCGCGCGAGGTCGACCAAGCAACCCACGCCGCGCGGCATCGTTTGCGCAGGAATCGCGCGTCGCGGCCCCTTGCGGTCGTAGAGCGCGACCGGCGCCAGCTCGAGATCGCCGAGCCGCAGCAGCAGAACGCTCGCCGACGTCGCGGGCCGGAGCGCGTGGAGCTCGAGCAGGTCGCGTGTCTGCTGCCATGCGCGGCGCATCGAGTCGGCGGGAGCCAGCATCGCCGCCGCATACCGCGTGCAGAACGCCTCGGCGTGGCACGTCAGCACGAGACCCTCGGCAAAGATCATGTGGTGGCCGTGCTCGTGCCACGCAGTGAGCGCTGTGTCCCGGTCGCACATGCCGTCGTAGACGTAGACGACCGGCGCGCCGTTGATGGTGCCGTGCGTGCCGACGCCTGAGCGCGCGTAGATCGGCGAACGCGCGCCGAACGTCGCGAACCGCACCCCAAGCCGCGCGAGCGCGATGCGCCAGGGCGGCGAGTCGTGCCCGTCGAGGGCTGCGATGCGGAGGTTTCGCTGCGCGAAGGCTTCGGCGTCGTCGAGCTTGATGGTCACCAACCAAGGCTCGCCACGAGCCGTAGGCCCGTCACGTGCCCCGCGGACGTTGTTTTTCCGGGGCATGTCGATTTGTGACTAGTCGTGCTTGACGGGTCGCACGACTAGGCGCATATCTAGTCACGTCGCAGGCGAGGAAGCCCGGCGACGAAAGGACTCGCCCCCATGTCCACGAACCGCATCGCCCGCGCCGAGTCGGTGACCCGCCGCTCGCAGCTCTCGCCGTCGGACGTCGACGGCGCCGACGAGTGCCCGCTGCACGGATGCGCGCTCGCCACGACGTTCCGCGCCGGCCGCCTCGTGACCGTGTGCGACGAGTGCGACGCGGACGAGATGGCGCGGGAGCTGGCGTCATGAGCGCCGCCCTCCGCGCCACCTGCGCCCGCTGCGACGCGGTGCCCGCTGCCATCGCCTCGTCGCCGGTCGTCGCCGCCTACGCCGACACGCTCGGCTGCGGCGCCCCGCTGGCGCCCGTCGTCGAGGCCGTGGACGCGGTCGCCGTCCGCCTCCGGTCGAGCGGCCACGCCCGGCACGCAGCGTCGCTCTTCTCGCTCGACGCGACGTCCGAGCTCGCCGACGTCGCCACGGAGCTGCGCTGGCTCGCGGCGCGCACCGACGTGCTGCTCGTGCCCGGGATGCTCGCGGCGTTCCGCGCGGCGTTCGGGGCGATCCAGGCGCACGCGAAGTGGCAGAGAGACCTCGCGCGGTGGACGAGCGAGCTTCGGCGCGCCGAGGTGCGGCCGTGATCACGCAGGTCGTGACGCCCGAGACGCTGCGCCGCGCGGCGCACACGTGGCGCTGTCTCGCGAGCGCGGAAACGATCCCGTGGGCCAAGGCCGACGCGCTGGCGACGGCGGAACGCATCGAGCGGCAGGCCGCAGACCTCGAGGCCGAGCAGGCCGTGCGGGTGCAGTCGTGAGCCGCTGCATGTGCGGCGCGACGGACTGCGACGCGTGCTACGGCAAGCGCGAGCCCGAGGTCGAGCCGGAGCCCGAGTGCGAGGAGTGCGGCGAGACCGCGCAGGACCGCCACTACCCCGGCCTGCGCGTCCTGATCACCATCGAAGAGATGGGCGGCCGGATGCTCTGCAACGGCTGCCGCGAGGCCCGCGCGCTCTGCGACGAGTGCGGCGCGCTCGTGCTCAATGCCGACTACGACGACGACGGCCGGTGCCCGAAGTGCGCGCAGGCGCGAGCACTCGAGCTGACCGCCCCCGGGGTTCGCGCGGCCGTCGCACTCGTGCGGCTCGCCGCCGACTTCGGCGTCGACCTGGCGCGGGTGAACTTCGCCCAGGTCCAGAGCATGCTGGAGCGGGCTCGCGAGTTCGATGCGGCATCGCGGGCGTACCTGCACGTCGATGCGGTCGCGCTGTCGCGCCGCACGACCGAGGAGGCCGAGGCGCTCGGCGCCGCCTACCATCAAGCGCTGGTCTCGTGCGCGATCGCCGCAACGTCGGTGGCCGCCATGCACGACGCGAAGGCGGTGCAGTCGTGACCGCCGCCGACCTGCGAGACGCCCCGGCGCTCGCGTTCCTGCCGACGCGCCTCCGCATGCTGCGCGGCGGCCGCTACTTCGTGTGCGGCGGGAAGCTGCCGCGCCGAGCGATCGAGATCGTCGAGTGCGACGCGTTCGCGCTCGTGAGCGACCAGGACGACAGCCGCGGCGACGCGGCGTGAACGACGACACGAGGAGGATCCCCATGAACGGAACGAGCGTCACGAGTCCCCAGCCCCCCGCCGCCCTCGCCGCGGCCCCGCAGCCGCAGTCGTCGAGCGCGCTCGCGATCATCGACCCGCGCGCGGCCATCGCGCCGCGGAACATGGACGACGTCTGGAACTACTGCGTGGCCGTCGCGAAGGTCGGCCTATGCGGTGTGCGCTCCCCCGAGGAGGCGCTGATCCGCATGTCGACGGGCATGGAGCTCGGGCTCACCCCGATGCAGTCCATGCGCGGCGTCTACATCATCGAAGGCCGCCCCGGCCTCGACGCGTCGCTGATGGTCGGGCTCTGCCTGCGCCGCTCGGACATCTGCGAAGCGTTCGACCTCATCGAGTCGACCGACAGGATCGCGACCTACTCGATCAAGCGCCGCGGCCGCCCTGCGATCCGCTTCTCGTACACGATCGAGCAAGCGAAGACGGCGGGGCTCACCGGCAAGAAGAACTGGGTCGGCAACCCCGCCGCGATGCTGCGCGCTCGCGCGTCGTCGCAGGGTGCGCGCGCCGTGTTCCCCGATCTCACGAATGGGCTCTACACCGCTGACGAGATGGACGACGCCGGCATCGTCGCGACGGTGCAGGCCGAGCGCGTGACCTACGAGGCAACGCCGCTCGCGGCCGCCGTCGAGGAGAAGGTCGGGCCGCCGCCGAACCCGGCGCCGCAGCACACGAGGGGCGCGACGCAGCCCGAAGCGCCCGCGCAGGCTGCGCCCCCGTCGGCCACGGCTCCCGACTACGACGCGATGGCCATCGAGGCCGGCGCGCTCATCGCGGCCGCGGAGACGGTCGACGAGTGCGACGCGCTGACGGCGAAGCTCGCGAAGCTCGCGCCGAAGGGGACGCCGCACCGCCGCGCGATCGTGGCTGACCTCACCGCGCGACGCGACGCGCTGCTGAACGCGCCGCGCGAGGAGCCGGCGACGCAAGACCCCGAGCCGGACTTCGGTGGGGGGATCCAGTGATCGCGCACACGATCAGCGGCTCGAAGGTCTCGCTCGCGGCGCTCTGCGGGTTCTCCGCGCGCGCCGATGTGCCCGCTGTCGAGCGCGTCGAGCGCAAGGACGCCGAGGCTGGAAACGAGGAGCACGCCTTCATCGCGCACACGATGCGGACGGGCGACGACACGCCGCGCAGCGCGAAGCACGCGGTGTGGCTCGCGGAATGGTGGGCTCTGCACAGCGACGAGGGCTGGCGCCCAGAGGTCGCGTTCGCGTTCGACCCCGAGACGGGGCGCGGGATGGAGCTCCCGAGCGGCGAGCATCGCGACTACTCGGCGTGCCCGGACGGGTGGATCCCGCTCACGGCCGATGCCGTGCGCGTCGACGGCCGCACGGTGCACGTCGCCGACTGGAAGGCGGGCTTTGCTGCTCACGTCGAGCGCGCCGCGGGCAACCTGCAGCTGCTCGCGGGCGCGATCGCGGCGGCAAGCGTGGCGCGCTGCAACTCCGCCCGCGTGTCGATCGCCAAGATCGGCGACTCCGACGTCTGGGTCGACGAGGCCGAGCTCGACGCGTTCGACCTCGAGGAAGGACGAGCGACCATCGAGGCGATCGTGCGCGCCGTCCCGGGCGCGGCGCCCGTCGCGGGGCCGCACTGCCGCGGGAAGTTCTGCGACCGCTTCGGGCAGTGCCCGGCGACCGAGAACGCGCTCGCGGAGGTGGCGCCCGAGGATGTCCGCCGGCTGCGAATCGTCACGAGCGCCGGCGAGATCGCGTCGCCCGAGCACGCGGCGCAGCTCTACGCGGCGTTGCGAGCGGCGACTGCGAAGATCAATGCCGTCTGGCAAGCGCTGCGCTTCTACACCGAGGAGCACGGCGCGATCGACGTCGGCGGCGGCACCATGTGGGGCCCGCACGCGAGCTCGCGCGAGGCGATCGATCTATCGACGCGGGCCGCCATCGAGGCGCTCAAGGTGCAGCTCGGCCCCGCATGGGAGCGGGCGGTGACGCTCGACACCAGCAAGGCCGCGATCAAGCGCGCGGCGGCCGTGGTGCAGGCCACGCAGAAGGCCGAACCGGAAGGGACGCGCGTCGCCCCCGTCGAGACGATCGACGGCATCACGACGCGGACCGTGAACGCCCTGCGCGCGGCGGGGGCGGTGACGAAGAAGACCTCGACGAAGCACGAAGAGTTCAAGCCGCGCGCGGAGATGCCGGCGAAGGCGGAGGCTGCGCAGTGAGCACAATCCGCACTGCCACCGTCGACGAGCTGCGCGCGGAGATCTCGCGCCGAGAGGCAGAGGACCGCGAGACGCCCCCGAGCCCGCTCGTGAATCCGGATTGGAGCGCGCTGCACGAGCTCGTCCGCGTGGGCATCGGGCAGCAGTGGTCCGAGAGGTTCCGCGACGAGAAGCTGCGCGCCTACGTCTACGAGACGGCCGTCGAGGCCGTGTTCGGCAAAGGCATCTTCGCGAAGCTCAATCGGAGGTGCCCGTGAGCGCCCCCACCGCCCCCTGGGCCCCCGCGCGCCTGGCGATGATCGACACCGAGACGACGGGGCTCGACGAAGCCGAGGGCCGAATCGTCGAGCTGGCCATCGTCGTCGCCGAGGCCGGCAAGGTCGTCGCCGTGCACCACTGGATGCTCAACCCGGGGATGCCGATCCCGGAGGCTGCGACCGCGGTGCACGGCATCCGCGACCAGGACGTTGCCCGAGCGCCCTCGTTCGCCGACGTGGCGGTCGAGGTTGCGACGGCGCTCGAAGGCGCGCTGCCCGCCGCGTACAACGCCTCGTTCGACCGTCGATTCGTCGAGGCCGAGTGGGCGCGCACGGGCCTCTCCGTGAGGCCGCCGGCCCTCGACCCGGCGACTCGATGGATCGACCCGTACGTCTGGGCCCGCCTCATTCAGCGCTACGAGCGCGGGAAGAAGCGCCTCGGCGACGTCGCGGGCCGCCTCGGCCTCAGCGCAGCGGAGTCGCACCGCGCGACCGCCGACGCCGAGTTGGCGCTCAAGGTCCTCTTCGCGCTCGCTCGCGACCGTCGCGTGCCGGCGACGTACGGCGAGCTGCTCGACCGGCAGGCCGTCGTGGCCGAGGAGCAGGAAGCCGACTTCCAGCGCTGGCTCGCCACGCGGCCCGCACGCGCCGCGCAGTAGCGACTCCGCCGCCCGCGAGGGCGGCCTCTTCGTCGGCGCCCAGGATCGGGGCGCGACCCCGTGTTGAACGAGCGGGGATCGTGTGGCGGTTCGACTCCGCACGCCGACGGCCAACGACTCGACCCCGAGGAGCCCAGAATGACGACCCCCAAGAAACACGCCAACCCGCGCGCGCTCGCGATGTACCGCAAGGAGATCGAGGCGGCGCACGAGGCGCTGAACCTCGCCGACATGCCCGAGCGCTCGGGCGTGATGCTCGCTGAGCGCTGCGCTTCCGTCGTGCGCGAGATGAGCAAGACCCGCGCGCACTCGACCATGCTCGCCCTCAAGGTGGCCGAGTTCGTCGGCGAGATCGTAACGATCTTCAACCTCGTCCCGCCGGACGGCGACGCGGTGCGGAACTCCGACCTGCTCCTCGCCGAGCTGCGGAAGGCTCGCGATAGTGCGCGCGCCGACCGCCACAACCTGAACAGCGCCGCGGAGACGATCGCGACCGTGACGCGCGAGCGCGACACCGCGATGAGCGCGAACCTCGCGCTGCGGTGCGAGCGGGACGCCGCGGTCAAGGCGATGGGCAAGCCCGACGCGCGCGACGACTCCGCCGCCACGATCGCTGCGCTCGCCGCGCTCTGCGAACACCTCGGCCCCGACGACGGCCAGACGGCGAAGCACTACGTCGAGCTGGCTCGCGAGGCCGCGCGCGCGGCGCGGGGGCTGTCGTGAGCGCGCAACCGTCGCTCCCCACCACGTCCGCCGCCGAGCCCGACGCCTCCCCCGCCTTCGAGTGGGTCGACCTGATGTCGCTGCAGGCGTCGCGCTTGCTCGGTATCCCCGGGTGGACCGCGAAGCGTTTCGAGAGCATCGAGCCGGATTCGGTTCTGCTCACGGGCGGCGTCTACACCGAGACGTTCAAGACCGGCCCGCGTAAGGGGCGCACGAACTACAGCAAGCCCGTCTCCGGCACCGCCCGCATCTTCGTGCTCAGCCGCGCGAGCATGCGCGCCTTCGATCGCGAGTGGGAAGCGGAGACCGGCAAGTGCGTCCGGTGCCAGGGCGGCGGCCGGCGCGTCACCGGCTGGAGTGCCGTCGACGGCACGACGTATCGCGAGTGCACGGACTGCAAGGGCAGCGGCAAGCCGGCGGTGCGGACGTGATCCCCACGATCCCCGCCTGGCGCCGCGACGCCATCCGCGCCGCCGCCACCGCCCCGTCCGGCTTCCCGTCGGGCTTGGTCGCCGGCCACCTCTGCCTCGAGCTGCTCACCGCCTACGAGGGCGAGCTCGCCGCGCGCGGGGCCCTCGACGACGCGCGCGACCCCGCCGAGGGGCGCGACCCAGAGGGCTGGATCCTCACGCACTCAGGCGTCCGCTTCTGGCCGCTGGAGCCGCTCGCCGCCGAGGTGCGCATCGAGGACATCGCCTGGGGCCTCTCGCACCTCTGCCGCTTCGCGGGGCACGTGCGCGGGTTCTACAGCGTCGGGCAGCACTCGGTGCTCGTCTCGCACGCCTGCCACTACGACGACGCGCTCTGGGGCCTGCTGCACGACGCGACGGAGGCCTACCTCGTCGACGTGCCGAAGCCGGTGAAGCGCGCACCGGCGCTCGCGGGCTACCGGGCGGCCGAGCGCCGCCTCGAGCTCGCGGTGGCCGAGGCCTTCGGGCTGGCACCCGCGATGCCCGCGAGCGTTCACGTCGCCGACGCGCGGCTGCTCGCGACCGAGAAGCGCGACCTACGCGCGCACCGTGACGGCCTGCCTGGAGCGGCGCCGCTCTCAGTGCGCATCGAGCCCTGGTCACCCGAGCGCGCGCGCGACGAGTTCATGCGGCGCTTCGACGAGCTGATCGCGAGGCGGGCGGCTGCGGCGCCGGCGGAAGAGACGCGGCTCCGGGCGGCGGGGGAGGGACGATGATCGCTGCTCTCTACGTCGAGACGGGCGGCTGCTACTACGCGCCGGAGCTCGCCGGACTCGTCGACCCGTGGGATGAGATTCGCGACGCACGCGCCTACGCCGGGCCGCATGCGGTCGTGGCGCACCCTCCATGCCAGCGCTGGGGGCGGTACTGGCACGGCGGCCCGTCGGTGAAGGTGCGCCGCGTGAAGGGCGACGACGCTGGGTGCTTCGCCTCCGCGCTCGCGAGCGTTCGCGCGTTCGGTGGCGTGCTCGAGCATCCCGAGGCGTCGGCCGCATGGCAAGCGTTCGGGCTCGTCGCGCCGCCGAAGGCGGGGGGCTGGAGGCCTGCCGGCGACCTCCGCGGTTGGACGTGCTGCGTCAAGCAGGGCCACTACGGCCACCGCGCACGCAAAGCGACGTGGCTCTACGCGTTCGGCGTCGACTCGCTGCCGGCGCTCCGCTGGTGTGCGAGCGAGTGCGTGCGTCTCGAGCCCGGCTTCCACTCGCGCGCCGAGCGGCAGGCAGCGTCCAGCGAGCGTCGCCGCATGCCGCGTATCTCGAGCGCCGAGCGCCTCGCCACCCCGCTCCCCTTCCGCGACATCCTCCTCGGCATCGCTCGCAGCGTGCGCCGCGCGGAGGTCGCCTGATGCCCCGCCCCCGCGGCTACACCCCCGCCGCCGATGCCGTGCTCCGCATCCGCGCGCGGCGCATGGGCCACGACGTCTCGACGCTGGTCGAGCGCGAGGCTGCGGGCGAGCACTGGTGCGGCGCGTGCCGGCAGTGGCTCGCGCGGGGTGCGTTCGCGAGCAACGCGGCGCGGTCGTCGGGACGAGCGAGCGAGTGTAAGGCGTGCAACGCGATGGCGAAACGAAAGGCTGCAACATGACCACGACGAACGAAGCGAGCCCGGTGGACTTGCAGGCGCTGGACAGGGCGATCGACATGCTGGAGGGCGCGCAGCGCTCGACCTGTACCGCGCACGCAATCGCGCCCAGGAGTCCCCCGATGCCCGATGACGCCCCCGCCAACCCGCACCCCCCAAGCGCCGTGGTGACGCGCAGCCACCGTGAGGACGCAGCACGCCACGTGATCGCGCGCTACCCGTTCCATGCGTCGTGGGTGCGCGAGCAGTTGGAGCGATGGATCGGCGACGACGTGGAGATCGACCTGGACCCGGCGTTCCGGGCGGACGCCGTCGGTATCGCCTCCCTCCTCGCCGCGCGCGAGGCGACGTTGACGGCGGAGCGGGACGGCGCGAGGCGCGAGCGAGACGCCCACGCAAAGCTCGCCGGCATGTGGGCCAAGGAGAACGTGCGCGCGTGGACGGCGGAGGCCCGCCTGGCGAGCTTGGGCACGTGCTTTGACGCAGCCGTCGCCGCCCGCGACGCCGCCCTCGCCGAGTCGGCTGCGATGCGGGCGGACATCTCGACGTTGAAGGAGTACGCCCTCCGCTCGGCGCACGCGATCGGCATCTGCTACGAGGCCGACTACGTGCACGAGCCTGGGCCGATCGAGGCGGTCGAAGCGTGGGCGAAGGACCTTCGCGAGGACCATGACGAGATGCTCGAAATCAGGCTGGCGCTCGCGGACGCCGGCGCGCATCCGCCCGCCGATGGATCGGCGATCGACGCAGTGCGCGCCCTCCTCGCCGCCCTCGCCGCGGTCGAGCGGGCCGTGGCGATCGAGCACGCGGCGTTCGCGTTGTACGAAGCCGAGGTCGAGGAGGTGGTCGAATCGCGGCACTGGAACGATCTCACCTACGCGCTGCAAGAGGCGAGGCGCGCGCGTGGCGAGCCGTGGCCGCCGGTCGCGACCCCCGCCTCGTCCGCGCCGGGAGGGGCGAGGGAAGACGACTGGACCGAGGCCGACGAGGTCGCGTGCCCGCACGGCAACATGCATCTAGGTCCGTGCTTCGGCCGCGGGCGGCGACGGTGCGGACCGACGTGTCAATGCGACTGCCACTCCTCGGCGGAGAAGGCGGGAGGTGGGGAGTGAGCGACGACGCGTTGCAAATCGACACGACGAGCGGCGTTGCGCGCTGCGGGCACTGCCTGCGCGCGCTGACGCTCCAGCAGTGGACGCCCACCAGCGGTCGCGTGTTCTGCGACGCGTGCGGGCGCCACCTCGACATCGCCACCCCACCGCCGGCCGCGGGAGCGGGGGAGGCGTGCGGAGACTGCGGAGGCCAAGGCGCGATCGTCGGCCGGCGACGTTGCCCGACGTGCGACGGGACCGGGGCGCGCGGCGCGAAGGGAGGCGGGTGATGCGGGACGACGACAAGCGTGCAGAGCGCATCGGCGATCTCTTGCGGCACGCGAGGTTCGCGGACGAACGCGGAGAGACGAAGGTCGCGGCGCTCTTTCGCGCCGAACTGGCCGCGCTTCGCAAGAGCCACGCGACGAGCGACGCCGCGAGCAAGGCATGGGACGCGTACCAGCGCGCGATGGCTCGGTGGGACGCGGCGACCAAGGCCGACACCGAGGCGCACAAGGCGTGGATCGCCGCGAGCAACGCCAGCTCGGCGGAGGTCGGTCGGCTGCTGCAAGCGGAGCGCGCGCGGCTCGATGCGTGGGATGCGGCCGCGCAGGCGAAGGCGGGGAAGGGGGGCCAGCGATGGCTGACGGCATCACGGTCCGAGTGCGACACAAGGTCGGCGAGTGGTGGGACGTCATGTGGGCGCACTGCGACGAGCACGCGGGAGATCGCGCCGACGGGCACTACGACCGGATGCCGTGGCGCGACGTTTCCGTCGCCCTCGCCCGCTACGACGCCGCGACGAAGTGACGCCACAAAACGACGAAGCGCCGCCGACCCGTGAGGGCAGGCGGCGTTCTCGTTCGTGATGTTGTCGGGCTTCAGGTCGCGATGGACGACGCTACTTCTTCGTGCCCACGAGCCGCGCGAGCGCCGTCGCGTTCGCCTCGACGCCCGTGCGCACTCTGCCGATCTCGTCCTCGTGCGCGTCGAGCCGCTCTTCGTGCCGCCCCTGCGCGACCCGGATCGCGATGAGCGTCTCGGCGTGCGCCTTGACCTCGGACGCGGCGTCCCGGGCGTCGCGCGCTGCGAGCACGACCTGGACCGCCGAGCCGACGAGGATGGTGCACGCCGTCACCGCGAGGCCGAGCAGGGCGGGGGTTACTTCGAGCGGCACGGCGGAGTGCTCCAGTGCCGCTTCATGCGGCGGCGAGAGATGCGCACCGAGTCGCGTGCCTCGCTAGCGATCAGCAGCGCGTGGGCGGCGACGCCTCCGATCGAGAGGCAGGCGAGGGAGGCGAGCAGCTCCATGGTCACGTGTCGCCCTCGGGCGTGGCGGTCGTAGGCTCGCCCGGCAGCCCGGCGGCGCGCCGGCCCTCCGCGAGGATGTCGGCGATGCGCGGGGCGGTCGGGCTCGACGGACGCGTCCGGGGGCCCATGGACGGGACGGGCGGCGGCGCGGGGAGCGTGTCGGGGGCGTCGTCCGGCTCGGCGCGGGGGTCGGGCCTCACGGGACCCCCTCGAGCTCGCGCGCGTCGCGCTCGGCCTCGGTGAGCGGGGCGGTCTCGGCGGGCGCCCGGGGAGGCTCGAGGCTCGGGAGCGTCGGCGGGGGCTCGGTGGGCGCGACGTGCTCGGGGAAGAGCAGCGCGATCGTGCGCGGGCCGACGATGCCGGTCGGGGGCAGCCCCTGCGCCGTCTGGTAGGCACGCAGCGCGGCGTTCGACTTCGGCCCCCACACGCCATCGGCATCGACGCCAAGACGCGCCTGGAGCTCGTGGACGCTCGGCATCCACGGGCGCGGGTGCGCCTCGTGGAGCTTCGACGCGGCGATGATCTCGAGCAGGCCGACGCTCGGGTGCGCGACGTCTCGGTCGATGTCGACGAGGCAGCCGGCCACGCGCTCGCCGCCGTTGCCGCTGTACTGGTGGATCGTCCACGCGTGCCACGCGCGCGGCATCAGCGGCTTGTCGCCGTCAGTGTAGTGGGCGACGACGAGGGGCCGGTCGGCGAGCGGCGACTCGGCGCGATCGTCGATCGCTTTCCAGAAGCCCCAGCCGGTGTAGACCAGGCAGCGCCGGCCCGTGACGTCCTCGACGCGCTCGACCCAGGCGAGGCCCGCGCGGTGCTCGCCATCGCCGCCAGGAATCCCGTCCTCGACCTCAAGATCCAGCATCGGGGGAAGCTCGTCGGGCTCGACGACGCCGACCACGTCGAGGAACGTGTCGGCCTGCGCGACCGCATCGCCCGCGGGGTAGAGCACGCCATAGCTGCCGAAGAGGAGCCCGTTCGCCTTCGCAGCCTGGCGGTACTCGCGGTGCCGGGAGTCGCGGACGGTGCCGTTGCAGGCGCGCGCGATCACGAACTCGATGCGGCGACCGTCGGGCGAGCGCCAGGCGGCGAGCTTCGCGAAGTCGATCTCGCCCTGGAGCGAGGAGATGTCGACGCCGAGGCGCCCGGGATGCTTCGTGATGCTCACGGTCGAATCCCTTTCCTCACGCACCACGCGTCCCAGGTCATCGCCTCGCGCGCCTCGCGGCAGTGCTCGAGCCAGCTGGTCGCGGCTTCACGCTCGCGCACGCGGTCCGGGTAGGCCTCGAGGTGGCAGAGATCGAGCGCGACGGACGCGCGTCGGATCTGCTCGTCGAAGATCGGGCGCACCGCCTGCGGATGCGTCTCCGCCGCGCGCACCACGAACGAGGCCCGGTCGGCCTCGCACGCGATGCTGACGACGACAAGCGAGCTCACGGCACGCCCTTGCACGCGACGGTCTTGCACGCGCGCGCTTCTGCGGGCGACTTCGACGCCGCGAGGCAGCCCACGGCGCGCTGCTCGATGAAGCGGCTTTGCATCATGTCGGTGAGGACGTCGACGCACTTCGGGTCGAGCCCCTCGGGGCACGACTCGGCGGCAAGCGCGGTGCACGCGTCCGCCGGTGTCGCGCCCGGGATGGGCACGGGCGCAGGCGTGGGCGCCGGAGAGCAGGCGACGAGCGCGAGCGCAAGCGCTACGAGGGTGAACGCGCGCTTCACGGCGCACCTCGCTCGCCGATCTCGACGGCGTAGAGGTCGTCGAGCTGCGGGTCGGCGAGGAACTCCTCGCCATAGCGGAACGTCCCGCGGTCACCCCAGGTGTCGGTGCCCCACGAGTTGTCGCCGCCGAAGACGACGATGCCGCTCGGCAGGGTCTCGTACTCGAGGCCTCCGCAGAGCATGTGCCCGCCCAGGCTCCTGCCGGGCAGCGACGGCAGCACGAGGTCGCGCCCGTCGTAGTCCTCGAAGCGCCGATCGACCTCGGTGCCGAAGACGACCGGGTACCCGGCCGCGATCGCCGCCATCACCGCGCGCACGCGGTCAGAACCGACCGCCTCGATGCGGTAGATCTCCTTCACGACGAAGCGGGCCGCGTCGAGCATCTCGTCGAGGCGCGGGTCCGCGTTCACCGTCGCGGGGTCGAACGGCCACGCCTTCTCGGTGGGAACGCCCTTCGCGCACCCCTCAGCGACGTCGGACGGGATCGCCCCATCGTCGGCGAGCGGTTCACCTGGGCCCCACGGCATCCGCGCGCGCTGCAGGCAGCGGCCGATCGTGTAGATGCCCTGGCAGGAGTGCGGCTCGTAGGCGACGCCATGGAAGCCGAGGCGGGTGTCGATCGCGCGCCGGAACGCGAAGCCGGTGCACTCGCTGGTCTGGAGCTGATCCTGGACCGGCGGCGCGAACTGCCGAAGCGAGGCCTTCGCCGGCACCGCGAACGACGTCCCGATCAGGTGTGCGAGCCCACGCTTCGCCGAACGGCGATGCTCGGGATCGGGCCGGTACCCCTTGCCGAAGCGGCCGAGCTCGCGGCTCACGGCTTCACCGTCGACGAGCTCGCGGCCGGCGAGGGGCCGTGCGGCACACCCGACTTGTGCGCGATGGCGAACAGGTCGATCACGTCCTTGATCAGCAGGCCGCCGCAGGCCGCCGCCGTGTCCTCGACCGAGTCGCCCGCAAGGAAGTGTGAGAAGACGCAGGCGACTTCGTCCTTGCCGTCCTGGGTGAGGACGGGCTCCTTCGACTTCAGCCACGAGCAGCCGCCCAGTAGCATCGAGATCGCGAGCGCGGAGATGATGACCGCCGGCGGCCCCTTCGGCTTCGAGCCGTCGGTCGGAGGCTTCGGCACGATCGCGAGCAGCGCGTCCACGTCCTGCCCGAGCGCGGCTCCGAAGCGACCGATCGCGCCCGGCAGCGCCGCGAGGGAGGTGGCGATCAGGGCGACGGCGCCGAGCGCCTTCGCGGCGGTCTCGATGTACGGGCGCGCAGACGGCATCGCGTAGAGCGCGACGAGGAAGAAGGCGAGCAGCGAGTAGAACGTCTTGAGCTTCGAGTTCATGGATCTCTCCCAGGCCGCGCCCGCTTCGGGGAAGCCGTTCATGCGCGCTCGGGAGCGCGATCAGGTCTCTGCGTAGCTGAGGATCTCGGCCTGCACCGCCGACGAGAAGCCGGCGGCGAAGACGCCCATGCGGTCTCCGCCGGGCGTCGTCGTGAGGAACGTGCCGCGCGCCTCGCTCGCGGCCTGCGTCCAGTTCTTCCCGTTGGTCGAGTAGGACGCGACGATGTTGGTCCCGTCGTCGGCGAGGCGGAGCCAGAACGTGTTGCCGATCCCGACACCGAGGACCGCACCGCCGCCGACGGCCGTCGTGGGGTTCGTGTAGCTGTTGAAGAACAGCTGCTGCGGCAGGGCGCCTGCGAAGCTGCGGAACACCTTGATGCGCCCCGTCGCGGCCTCGGCGAAGTAGAGCCCGACCGCCGCGTTCGCGCCCGCGACACCGCCCGTGTCGGTGAGCACGAAGCGCATGCAAACGGTGAGCGTCTTCGCGCCCGACTTCGCGCGGTAGAAGCCCGCGTTCTTGCTGTCGTCGCTCGCGCCCTTCGCGCCGGTGAGCAGCAGCCCGCCGCCGGAGATGTCGGCGAGCGCGGCGCCGCTGCCGTTGCCGGCGTTCGCGGTGAACGTCGCCGCCGCGGGGGGCGCGACGAGCGTCGCGAAGCCTGGCGTGTTCGTGAGCGCTCGTGCCTGCGCGTTCAGCTGATTGATCCAGCCGGCGAGCGAGCCGCCCTCGGTCGTCTCCCCGAAGGCGATCACGCGGTTGCCGTTGCTCGCGAGCACGTAGACGGCGAACGTCGTCGAGTACGAGTTGCCCTGCCCGTCGATGACGGTGGAGCGGAAGAGCGTCGTCGTGCCGAGCGCGGGGGCCGTCGCCGTCGCCGTGCGCGTCGTCGGGTTGATCGAGAGCGCGGGCCCTGGGAATGTCTGCGAGTCGTCGACGCCGAAGACCGCGAGCGACCACGAGCGCGCCGAGAGATCGACGAGCTGGATGGTGAGCGCGGCGCCCGCAGATGCGTTGAATCCGTCGGCAGTGGCAGAGCCGTTCACAGTGCACAGCGGAGAGGGCGGCATCGCGATGCTCCAAAAGCGCCGAAGGTCGCCGGCTTTCGCTGGTGCCCTCCGGGTAGTTGATGCTGAAAGTCAGGCGACGCGCTTCTTGGGCCGCCGGTCACTGTGAAGAGGCCGAACCGATCACCGATGCTGAACGTTGCAATGCGCTCGTCGCGACGTATCGTTTCCATGCTGCACCCTGTTTCCGCAGGTTGTGGCCACGACCCTCGGCCGGTGGAACGGCGCGGGGGTCACTTGTTGGATAGCCACGATTCGGCCGGGCGCACGTTCAGCTCACGATGCTTCGCGGCGCTCCGTTCGCGTTCGCGGGGGCGCCTAGGGTGGCAATGTAGTCGGGCATGTTGTTGCCCTGCACGAGCTGCGCGCCCGCTGTATAGAGCGTGAACGCGGCATTGTTGGCCGCCGCGGAGAAGACCGTCGGCTGAATCCCCAATGAGCCGTTGCCGGTCGCGAGGATCAGGAAGCGCTGCCACGTCGAGGTGACCGTGATGGCCTGCACGTTGATGCAGAGCTGCACGCGGAGCGGCAGCGTGCCGGACGCAACGCGCATCCACATGGCCCACGCGTAGGGCACGCCTTTCCGATAGAGCAGTTCGATCGCGCCCGCGTTGCTGTAGAGTCGGTAATCGCCAGCAACGCCGCTCCCGTCGTACGTCCACTTCTGCACGGCGGCCGTGGGCACGTCGGACGGGGCTGGCACGTCGAGGCTGCCGGAGACGATGACGATGCCGGTGTTCTTGATGTGCTCGCTCTTCGTAAGGTCGTCGCTGAACCTATAGTAGTTCTGCCGCGTCTCCCTCCGCCCGACGCCCGCGGTGGCGCCGCTCACGACGTAGGGGCTCGGTGTGGTTTGGCCGGGCTGTGCGACTTCGAGCATCGCGCCCGCAAGCGCGATCCTCTGCCCCGAGACGCCTTGGTAGGCCCCCCCTCCGTTCCCGAGCACGAGGCTCTGCTGAAGCCCCGTCTGCACTACTGCGTCGGTCGTCGCGAGCGCGAGCCGGTACCAGCCGTTTCCGGCTGCCTCCATGTACGGAGTGAGCAGCGAGGTCGGGACCGTGCCGAGCGCGCCGTTCACTAGGTCGAAGTAGGAGTAACCGCCGGCGCGAATGCCGCTAGGTGAGAACCAGCCAGACCCAGCGACGGCTTTCGCGAAGATGCTGAAGATCAACCGCCCCCAAACGACTCCGGCAGGCGGCAGGAAGACCCCGTGTGTGCCGTAGTTGTTGTCGTCGCTCACGACGACGCCGCTCGTGGGCGCGCGCGCCATGGTCGGCATCGCTCCGACGTAGGCGGGGATCGTCACGTTCGCAGGCACCCACGGGCTCGCGAACGACTCCGATTGCAGCGCGAGGTTCGTCACTGTCCCACGGGGGCTCATAGGGCCTGGCTCCTCGGCGCGCCCGAGCTGTTGGCGGGGGCCGACGTGGCGGGGATGTAGTCGGCGACCGCGTTGACGATCGCGCCGGTCGCGACAACGGAGCCATTCCACTGCGTCAGCCGCGGCTTGTACGCGTAGACGACGCTCGCTGCGCCGCTCGCCGACTTGTTGATACGCAGGCCCGTCGTGCCGGAACCGGCGGCGTTCTGCCAAGCGACGGCGTAGAGCTGCCATGCCGTTGTCGCGGCGATCGTTGCCCCGTAGCCGGTGACAGGGTCGCGCAGGTCGACGTTGCCTGCGACGTCGGCCCGGAGCCACACGTTCGCGAGCGCGTTCGCCCCCTTCGGGATGATGCCGCTCGTCGTCTGATAGACGCCGGCCTGCGATACCGCCGTCGTGAGATCGATCTGGTTCGCGCGGGTGCCGCCCTCGGGGTCCGCAAACGTGGGCGCTGAGACGATGACGTTAGCCATCTTCGTCCACGCCGCGTTCGCGAGGTCCGCCGTCTGCGTCATCGCGTTCTGCCTCCAGTCCCTCGCCCCGTAGACGCTGAGCGGCGCCGCGCCCGTGGGCACGTACGGCGAGGGCGTCGTCTGGCCGGGGTAGGCTTCCTCGAACTGCGCGCCGCCGGCCGCCATCTGCCCGGCCGCGATGGCCGAAGTCGAGCCGTTCGCCGAGACCTGGAGAGCGATGAAGTTGGGCGTGGTGATCGTGTTGGACGAGTAGCCGATCCACACGCGGTAGACGCCGGCAACGCTCGTCGCCTCCGTCTCCGAGAAGAGCATCGAGCCCGACGCCGAGCCCTTCACGCCCGTCGCGAGATTGAACCACGCGCCCGCCGTCCCCTGGTCGTTCGACAGGTAGCACCAGTCGGTGCCGGAGACCTTCGTGACGTAGAAGCTCTGGATGTAGATCCGATTCGACTTGGCGACTCCCGTCGCAATCGTCTGGATCAGGTACGAACCAGCGGCGGTGATGAGCGTCACCATGCCGTCGATCGCGGTAGGGACCGAGCCCGCGAACGCTGTCGTCGTCGCGCCTCCTCCCATGCCCCACGGGGCGAGGTCGATGCGGCTGGATCGCGCGCAGAGGTTCCGCACCGCCCCCCGCCCGAGCATCGGCGAGTCGGCAGCAAACGCCGCGCCGCCGGAGAGCGTCAGCGCGAGCCCGCCACGCGTCGCGCGCGCCGTCGAGCCAGCGCCGTCGTCGAGGGGCCAGCGGTGCGTGTACGTCGCGGGCTGCACGCCGTCGAGGTAGTCGGCCGCGACGTCGAGCGCCGACCAGGCGTGGCCGACGTCGAGTACGGCGTCGCCCTGCGTTGTCAGCGCGCTGTTGCCGACCGAGCCGAGTCCGAGCACGAGCTTGCACGTCGCGGGGAAACTCCCCGCCCACGCGGCGGCGCCCGACGTCGCGACCTGCACGCCGTCGACGTAGAGCACGACCGTCTTCGTCGACGCGTCGCACGACGCCGTCACGCGGTGCCAGGATCCGTTGAGCACGACCGCCGCAGCCACGCTCGCAGCCGTGCCCCCGCGCACCTTCGCGATGAGCGAGCCGGCCGAGACCGAGACCGATAGACCGTCAGCGCTGGTGGCGTTCACCAGCTCCAGCACCTCAGTCGTGGTCGTCTGCGCAGTGCCCTTGACCCAGCACGCGGCGGTGACGTTGCCAGCGCCGGGCGAGAGCGACGCGTCGAGTGCCGTCGATGCCGTGGCCGCCGCGACGAGGAGCGCGAGCGTCCCCCCGTAGTGCCGCGAGCGCAGGCGCCGGGCCATCTCAGGGCACCGTGTCCCAGTCGAGGACCGGGTTGAACTGGAGGTCCACCGGCTGCCCGATGAGCGCGAGGATGGCCGCCGGGGTCTTCACCATCACGACTTGCTCCGCGTCGTCGAGCGCCTTCGCGTACGCCTTCACGGCCTGCCGGATGCCGGCGCCGTTGGACGCCGCGCACTGCACGACGTGCCCGAGGTACTTCGTCCCACTCGCCGTGCGCACGTCGAGGGTGACCTTCCACAACGGGAGGCCGGCGCCGTCGACAGCCTGCGCGTTGTTGACGATGACCGGCTCAACTTCACGCCACACGAATGCGATGGTGCTGGCCATTACTGATCCTCGTTCCAGTTGATGGCAACGGCGCACGTGGCCGCAGCGGTAGCGCCCATCGCCAGAGAGATGGTCTCACCCGGGTTGACGAAGATGTCGAACGGGGTGAGGTCGAACGGGGGAGCCGTCCCGCCCGCTCCGGCGACCACGCCATTGAACATCACGGTGCCGCCCGAGACCGTCGTGCCCGCCACGTCGCGCGAGGCCATCGAGAGGCCCGAGGTGATGGTGACGCCCGCGTCCGCCGTCGTACCGGAGACGGTGGTGAAGCTCGGCGCGCCTCCGATGGTGGTGCCCTTCAGGACGCGCAGGGTGCCGATGCCGGTGCCGAGCGCCGCCGCGAAGGAGATGGACCGCAACCGGAGGATGCCGCGGTTGGTGACCCCGTTGAACGTGGTGCAGTTGCGGATCGAGATGATGTTCGTCTCGGTCGTGATCGTGGCCTTGGAGTTGTTGTCCCCGAAGACCGGGCCGAGGTAGAGCCGCATCCCGCTGATGCTGATGTTGACGGAGCCGATCTTGAGGGTCGTGCCCGCGCTGCCCGTCGCATCGTTCGTGTTGGTCGCGTAGAACTGGAGCCCGGGGTTCGTGATCTGGATGATCGTCGAGCTGTTCGGGTACTTGATGACGTGGCAGAGAATCCACGTGCTCGTGACCGGGTTCAGGACGTAGAACTTGATCGGCCCCGCGCCGAGGTACGGGTAGCGGATCTGAAAGACGTTCCACTTCGTCGTGTCGATGGTCATGGCCGAGGGGCCGGTGCCGTCGAGCTTGTCCTCCGAGAACGCGCTCGCCGCCACCCACCCAACGAGACCGTCCGCCGCCGTCGCGTCGCTGCTGGCCCGGCGGTGCAGGATGCCCCACGCGCCGCCCGTCGGGTTGTTGCCGAAGAAGTAGCCGTCGACCGTGTTGCCCGCGCCGACGATCGGCCCGTTGTGGTTCGTCGCCGCTCCGAAGACAGCGCTGAAGCGGCACTGGATGGCCTGCCCCGGGCGGTAGCGCGCGACCTTGGTCGAGGTGAACACCGCGCCCGTGGTGGGCGTGGTGCCCGCCGCGCCCGCCGCAGTCCCGCTCGCGAGGGTGAGGGCGCTGCCACCAACCGAGCCCGCGGTGACCGCTGCGCCCGTGCCGCTCGACGACGAGACACCCACCTGATGCGGTGCCGTGTAGATGCCGGAGGCTCCGCCGCCGCCGTACACGAAGTCGAACTGCATGATCGGGTTCCACTCGTGCATCACGAGGTCCCCGAACGCGTCCACCGCGAGCCCGCCGAAGTCGACCGTAGGATTCTGGAAGAGAGGCATCGCGGGCTCCGCTCAGTTGTAGTGGACGTGAAGGGTGTGGTCGGCAGCCGTGGCCGCCGTGTAGGTGCCCTGCGTGGTGCTCCACGTCACGGCGATCCCCAGCCCGGTCGAGAGCTTCGCGCCGTTCTGCGTCCAGAAGTCCGCGCCAAGCGAGAGGGTGCCACCGGGCGCGACGGGGAAGGAGTAGATCGGCGTGGTGCCGCCGCCCGGAGCCGTCGTCAGGTTGTGGAACTGGATGTAGCGAACCGCCCCGTTCCCGTTCGTCGCGTAGAAGCTGTTGACGATGCCCGGCGACGCCTTGACGTTCGCTGAGGTGCTGGCCCCCCAGTTCGTGTAGAGCGAGGGGGAGTAGGTGCCCGAGGCGACGAACTTCAGCGCCGCCGCGATGACGCCGTCGGTGCGGTTCTCGCCGGCGATCTCGTCGCCGAGGCTCACCTTCTCGAAGCCCGAGATGGTCGCCTGCGCAGGAACCATCTGGCCGTCGGTGAGCGTCTTGCCCGCGGCGACGTACTGGAGCACCGGCGGGGAGACCGTGTCGGCGATCTCGCCGCCCTCGATCGCGTGCACGACGACGGTGGCCGTGGTGCCGACGTTTGCGAAGGTCGTCAGCTGCAGGTACGCCGACGTGTTCGCGTCGAGCGGCACGAACGGGAACGCGAAGTGTGACTCCGCGGTGAGCGTCTGCGCGGGCCCGACGGTGTACCAGACGTTCGTCGCTGGATCGCAGAAGTAGAGCTGCGCGAGGCACGTGACGCCGGCGACGCGAACCGCGCCGCCATCGAGCGCCTGGAAGTAGCCGCGCAGCGAGGCGGCGCGCGATGGGATCGTCAGGCCGAACGTCTGCTGGATGTTGAACGCCCGCGCGATGGACGAGGGAGCGCCGCTGGGCGCGGCGTCGTCGGTCGTGCCGGTCTTCGTCGGAAGGAATCGCATGCGAGGCTCCCAGGCGCGCGGATTCCCGCGGCTTTCTTCTGTGCTGTGCGGGCGCCGCCGGTCGTGGCTAGGCTTCCCCCATGTGGAAGCTCTGGGCCGTGGCGGTGGTGGCGATGTCGTGCGGGTGCTCGTCGACGACGAACGTGACGAACGTCTACGTGGGCAACGACGCGAGCTCGGAGGCGGGCGATGCGGTCACCGACTCGCACGTAGCGACGGCGCCCGGGGACGCGGTCGCGGATTCGGTCCGCGATGCCGATGCGGCGACGCCCTTCATGTGCGTGCGCGCGAGCGACTGCCCCGGCGAGCCGTGCTGCGCACTCATCAGCCATGACGGCACGGGCGCAACGATGGTCGACGAGACGCTCTGCGCGCCCAGCTGCACGCTCTCGACCGGCGTGCCGACGCCTGCCTCATGCGGCACGAACTCGGACTGCGCGGCGCCTACTCCAATGTGCTGCAAGGACGCGCTGTCGCACGGCTGGTGCGCGGCGAGCTGCTAGGGCATCAGCAGCCCACCGGCGGTGTAGTTGAACACCATGTGGTGGTAGACGCTTCCGCCCGCGTAGGCGCCCCCCGTCTCGTCGCCGATGCTGAACGAGAACTGATCGGCAGCCGAGATGACCGCGCCGACCGTCGCCGTCACCTTGTGCACGAGCCCGTCCGTCCAGCTCGCGCCGGAGATCGACACGCTGCCGAGGCTCGTCCAGGCCGCCAGCCCAGCGCCGGTGGCGAGCGTGCGCCGATACGCGGTGAACAGCCCGCCAAGCGTCGCGGTGGTGGTCGACGGCGTGACGTACAGATCGATCGACGCGAGCGTTGCGCCATCCATTAGGCGCTGCGGCACGGCGAAGTTGGAGATATTCGCGCCGGACGCAGTAGAGGTCAGACCGTTCGCCCCGACCGTCCAGCCAGTGGTTCCGCTCGGGAGGACGATGCCGGCGAGAGAGACCCCGCGCGCGAAGTTCCGGGTCGCGGAGAACGTAGGGTAGTCGTTGTCGCCGAGCACGATGCGCCCGCCGCTCGCGGTCTTGATCCGCGTGCTCGCGCCGCTGACGTCGAATGTCGCGCCCGCGTAGACGCCGCACGCGCCCTTCAGCACGACCGTCGTCCCAGCCTCTGCGGTGAACGTCGCCAGGCCGCCGGTGAGCAGCATGTCGCCGGCGAAGTTGAACGCCGCGCCCGCGACACCGTTGATCGCGCCGCCGCTCGCGAGCGCCAGGATCGCGCCGGAGCCCCACGTGATCGTGTGCCCGCTCGTGATCGTGTCGCCGGTCTTGTCGAGCGCGTTCGCGTGGTCGTTGTCGAGCGCGGTGAACTCCGTGTGCGTGAGCACCTGCAGCGCGGCCACGCCGGACGGCCAAGTCTTCGAGAACGCCATTACGTCACCGCCTCCAAGTCGCAGTTGCGTTCGCTCGCACGGAAGCGCAGCGCGCCCGAACCATCGTTGATCGCGACGTAGTACCGCATCCATGCGGGCAGTACGCGACAGAGCGCGCTGCGAAGAGCGTCGAGCCGAGTCGCGGTCTGCCCCATCGACTCCCCCGCCACTGGCGTACAGACGATCGTGACCGAGTGCAGCGACGAGCCCCACATGCCGTCGCCCGTCGTCGTGATGCCGCCGGGCACGCTGACAGCGGTGTACGTGTGCGTCGTCGCCGTCGCGGACGTGCCGTGCACGATCGTCGGCGACATCGCCGGAGCGAGCGCGGTCACGAGCGCGGTGAGCGCGCCGAGGTAGATGGGCGCGCCGATGCGCTGCCAGCACGCGACGAGCGCGGCGCGGCGCTGCCTCGGCGTCGCGGTCGGCGCCGGGTAGATGCGGAAGATCCGCTCCCAGCGCGGCAGCATCGAGAGCGGGCAGCGCTCGGGATCGAACACGTTCGCGGCCCGCTGCGCCGTCTCGTAGCACTCCCAGATCGCGCGAGCGTGCGCGTGGCACTCGACCCAGACGAGCGTGTCCGTCGAGCTCTGGTCGAACGCGACGCCGCGGCTCGCGAGCAGCGACCGCGTCAGCGCCTCGAGCGCGCCGCCGCGCGAGGAGCCGAAGCGCCGAATCGGTGCGAGGCCGCCGTAGGGCATGGGCTAGCGCGCGACCACAGTGTAGGAAACGCCGGTGCTGTCGGCCGCCACGGGGCCGCCGCTGATATTGACCTGGTAGACCGTGACGACGTTCGGCGCGGTGACGGTTGCCGTAGCGAGGTTCACGCCGACGACGCCGTCCAGCGCTGGCCAGTCGGTGAACCGCAAGTTCACGGACTGCGAGACGCCGAGCTCGTCGACCACGGTGACCGGCCACGTGATCGTGAACATCCCAACGCCGGTGCGCGCGACGACGGGGGTTGTGCCGATGCCCCACTGCGCCTCGTGCAGCACTAGCGTCGGGACGCCCGTCCCGTTCGTCGTGAACTTCACGATCGCGCGCGGCGCGGTGCGCGTCATCGCGGCCGTGTCGCACGCCTGCTGCGCGGCGCCGCTCGCCGGCTGGTCGGTAGTCGGGTCGGTCACCTCGACGAGGTAGTCGCCGACCGGCATTCCGTAGTCGCCGAGCGCGGAGCTGTTCGGGGTCGCCATGGGTTTCTCTCAGGCCGCCGGGTACCAGGCGATGCGGAAGGGGACGAACACGCTCGGCCCCTGCGTGATGCTGGCCGGAAGGTCGGGCGTCGTGGTGCCGCCGTTCTGGTAGCCCCACGCAACGTCGAGCACCTCGTCGCCCGCGTTGCTGAGCGCCCGCAGCATCTTGGCGCCGAGCGTGTAGTCGGCGGCCTCGAACGAGCGCGGCTTGCGGTATGCGAACGGGAGCAGCCCCGGAAGCACCGTCTTCTCCCCACTCCCCAGCGCCGCGAACGCGCCGAGGATGGCCGCGAGGTAGTTGGCGCCGTTCACCGCGGAGGGGAACACGTAGTCACTGACGCCGATGTTTGTGAACGGCGTGTCGAGCGTCACTCGGCACGCGTACGGCCCCGCGCCGGTGTTGCTCGGGTTCGTCAGGATCTTCGCCGTGCGCAGCATGAACGTCGTATGGTCGATGTACGAGATCGACTGCCCGATCGTCGGGATGGCCGCGCAGTTCGCGATCGTGATGTCGGTCGAACTGACCCACGACGACACGTACGCGGCCTTGAACCCAAGGCTCGCGACAGCAGGAAACGGCACGGCATCGAGCCAGCCGTTCGTCCCGTTCGAACCGGCGTTGGCCGTCGTCGGCAGCTGCAGCAGGAACGAGAGGTTCGTGATCTGGTCGACGGCCGACGTCAGGACGATCTCGACGTACTCGGGGTGCGCGCCTACGACGAGCGCCGTCACCGCCGTCACGTTCGCCGGCGAGACCTGCCTCGAGCGCGTCGTGGAGGCCGCGGCCGGACCGACGATCGCGACGTGCATCGTGCCGGGGCCGTTCGCTGCGTTGTGCACGAACGCTTTCTCGACGGCGGCGCCGTACGCCTCGGCAGTCTTCGCGACCTGCGACGAGTTGCCGCTGCCAGGCGGGTCGGCCATGTAGTCGAGGAGCCGCACGCGGGCCGCCTCGTCGTCCTCGAGGTCCGCGCCGCCGGTCGTGCCGTTGGCATCGAGCACGAGCGTCGTGGCGGCGTAGGCCGGCGGCGACACCCACTTGAGCGTGGTACCGCCGGGCAGGTTCGTGATCGCGCCGGTCGAGAGCGAGCGCAGGTCGATCGGGTCGCCATTCGCGTACGTGCCCGACGAGACGACTTCGAACCGCGCATTGTTCGGGCCGAGAGCTTGCGAGCCGGCGACCACGATGGTCGTGCCCGACGTCGCAAACGTGCCGCGCCCAGTCGACTTGAACGCCTGGCGGCGCGGGATGCCGAAGCGGTTGAGCCAGCGATCGAGGTTTGCTCCGACCGCGGTGTCCGGCATGTTCTCCTCGACGGAGATTGCCGAGTTCGCCTGCGCGGTCGCGCACTCGGTCGCGAGGCCAGACGCGATCGCGTAGTAGTCGCTCGAGGGGCCGACGTTCGGATTCGCGACGCCGCGCGCGCGCAGGCCGTTCGAGATGGTCCGGAGCTGGTCGTCGCGAATCGTCGGCTGCGTCTTGATCGTGAGCGTCATGGGTCCTCAGACGATCGAGGTCGTCAGCTCTTGCCCGCTGCTCGTGTCGATCCAGCGGATCGCCGTCGAAAGGCGAGTCGGCGTGTCGGCCGCGCGCGCGATGACGATGCTGCGGAGGGTGATGAGCCCGCGTGCGACGAGGGGCGCGAGCGCCGCGCGGATGTCGATCTCGTACTTCGCGATCGACGACTCGTTCAGCATGCGCGGCCCGCCCGAGAACGCGGCGAGGGTGAGCCACACGTCCTGCGCTGCGCTGCCGAGCCCCTGCAGGTTGCCGTCGGCCGTCGCCACGTAGTCGCGCGTCTGCGGGTCGATGTAGCGCCCTGTGCCCGTGCCCCCGTTCGCGAGCGGGAGCACGGTGTTGCCGTTCTCGTCAGCGATCGCCGGCGAGCCGAAGCCCGCTGCCGAGCTCCCAGCGGGACAGAGGCCGGCGCCGAGAACGGGTGTCGCCATGGGTGGGCCTCAGTCGAGGGGGCAGAACGGCACGACGGCGAGCGCGCGCAGGGCGGCCGCCTTCGCCTGCGCGAGCGCCAGGATGGCGGCGGCGATCGGCGCTGGTAGCGGAGGCAGCGACGGCAGCGGAGGCGGCGCAACCGGCAGCGTGAAGTTGCAGCGTGAGGACATCAGCCGCCGCTCCCGATGAAGACGCCGCCAGATGCGGTCAGAGGGGTTGCAGGCTGCGGCGCTGCCCCCGCGACCACAGTCCCGACCGCGTTGCTGAACGTGCCGGTGCCGAGCTTCGTGAGCGCGCCTGCGACCTCGCAGATGCCGCCCGCCACCGAGAAGGCGCCCTTGATGACGTCCGCTGGCGACGGCAGGCCAGAGATCGGGCCCATCGCCATGGACGTCTCAGAGGCCGGGTGGTTGACCTGCAGACCGTTGTCGCGCGTGAACGAGAACGATCCCCACGGCCAGAGGAACGTGACGCCGTTCTCGTCGAACGTGAACGAGCACGGCTTGCCGTCCGTGCCGATGACGTAGTCGGTGACGGAGTTCTTCTTCCAGACCGTGCGCGCGCTACCGGCGGGGGCGTACGCGCACGACTCGCCTTCTGCGAGCGCGCCGTAGATGTCGGCCGACCGCGAGTCGCGGATGCCGAGGATGATGTCGCGATCTCCTTGCCGGAGGCCGTACGCCTGCGCGGCCGCGCGTCCCGCCGTCGCCTTCGCAGGGTGCGAGACGAAGCCGCACTGCGGAACGAGCACCGCCTCCTGCGAGGACGGGTCGTTCGCCGTGACGTCGCCGAGCTGCAGCACGATCGCGTTCGTCGCCTCGTCGCGCGTGCTCGAGAGCACGTCCTCGCCGGTGATGAACTGCGCGCCGCGGTTGGGGGTCATGCGAGGAGGTCCATCGTGTGGCGGCGGATGAGCGTCAGCTTCGTGCGCGTGCCGTCGCGCCCCTTGGTGAACGTGCGGCCGATGCACCAGAGCGGCTCGTGGATGTCGAGCACGTCGTCGTCGATGTCGACCAGCGAGTTCACGTGCCAGGGGACGTCGTTGCGCGTGTGCCCGCGCACCGTGTAGGTGACCGTTAGCGCGCGCTTCTGCCGCTGCGCCATCTGCCTACGAACGAACGCCTCGAGCTGGCCGATGTTCTTGGATTCCTCGTCCTTGAGGTAGAGCGGCCGCGTCGTACGCCCTGCCCACTCGACCGAGTACGGCAGGAGCTCCGGGCGAATCGGCAGCACGCGCGCGCCCGGGTACTTGTTGATCGCCGCCTGCACGTCGTCGCGGGCGAAGCCGTCGCGCGTCGCGCCGGTGAGCTCGTTGACCATCGCGCACTTGATGGTCGCGCGGTCGTTCACGCCGCCGCCGCCCGTGCCGTAGGCGATGATCACGCACGGCTGGTCGGCGTAGTCGAAGCTGCCGTCGTAGTCCTCGGCGTCGGTGAACCCGTCGCGCTGCACGATGCGGTAGGGCGCGGGCGAGTCGAAGTCGGGCGCGCTGACGATGACCGTGTCGCCGGCTGCGTTCAGCCAGATCTGGTAACCGAAGCGCTTGACCAGACGCGCGCAGAATTCGAAGCACCCTTCGCCGTCGTGCGGCTTCATCTGGTCGAACGTCATCGACTGCAGCGACTTCGGCGCCGTCGGGTCGTAGAGCTCGGTGACGGCGTCGTAGTGGATGACGTTGCCGTTCGCGACGAAGGCGGCCTGCCCGCTCGGCGTATCCTGGTAGGTACCGTCGGCGACGTTGGCAGCGGGCGTCACCACGCGCTGGCCAGCCTTCGCCGGGTTCACGCCGGTCAGCGCGCGACGGTTGAAGATGTCGGTCGTCGAGAAGAGCGCGAAGCCGAAGGGGCCGAACACCTTCTGGAACACGTCGCCCATCGTCATCGTGGGCTTGAAGACCCACTTCGGATCGCACACGGCGTCGACGACGGGGGAGAGCTTGTCGCGCCCCGCGAACGTGGCCGTGTGGCCGCCGCTGCGCCCGCCCTTGAGGTTCGGGTGGTCGACGATCCCGGTGGCCTGGACCAACCCGTTGACGACGAACTGCACCTCCGTGCCAGGCCGCAGTTTCGCGCGCAGCGCGGGGATGATCGACTTGTCGGCGGTGCCGAGCGACCAGCCGTCCGTGGGCGTCAGGAACTCCGAGTCGTGGCTGTACGACGTCCAGAACTGGACCCGCTCGCCAGTGCCCGGGATGAGCAGCTCGACCTGGTCGTCCATGGCGTCAGGCGTAGTAGCGGATGAGCGTCGAGCGCTTCACGACGGGCGCCGATGCGGCCGACGGATTCAGCTTGAGCAGGTCGTCGACCTTCGCGCCGAGGTGGTTCGCGATGGCGCCGAGCGTCTGGTCCATCGGCACGACGTAGTTGCTGACGGCGCGCTGGCCTGCCGTGGCGGTCGCCTTGCGCGCGTAGAGCGCCGACTTGATGCGCTCGCACGTGGACATCAGCGGGCCCATCGTCGCGAGCCATGCGGCGTCCTGCGCGCCCACCATGGACGTCTGCAGCCTGGTGACCTGCGCGATGATGTTGTCGAGCTTCCCGGTCGCCTGGTTCTTGGCGAGCGTGACCGAGTCGAACGCGCCGGTGGTCTGGGCGACGAGCGACGCGAACGACATCGACGGCATCGCTGCCGCCTTCGGCTGCGGCGAGAGGGCGGCGAGCATCGCGTCGAGCGAGCGCGCCTCGCGCGTCAGCATCGAGAGATCTCCGAGCTGCGGCGCCGCCGGGATCGTGTCCTCTTCGTTCGTCTCGATCCACTGGCACTCGAGCACGACGCCGTCGCGCTGCTTGCTCGAGATGGTGTCGCCGCCCGATACCGGACGGCAGCGCATCGCACCCCGCACGGGGTGGTAGAAGTCGCCGACGCTCCGGTCTTCCATCGCCCCCACGAAGAGGCGGAACACGTCGGGGAAGAGCGGCAGCACGTTGCCGAACGAGTCGAGGTAGCCCGTCGTCTCGAACACCGCGCCGCGGTTCAGGAAGATCGCCTTGCACGAAACGACGCGCGCGCGCCGGCCGGTCCCCTCGACGTGCGCGCCGTCGACGTCGGGCGCCATGTGCTCGGCGATGTCGTGCCGGAACTCGGTCTTGAGGTCGTCGAAGGGGAACGTGATGCCGCGCCACGTGATGCGCGGCAGACGCGACAGCGCGTCTGCGCCGCCGAGGCCGTTCGCGGTTCCGGTGGGGAGTGCGGCCATGGTCAGAACGAGAGGCGGAACGGGTCGGAGATGGGCGTGTGCCGGCCGGTGAGCTGCTTGCCGTTCAGCGAGTCGGCGATCGCACTGCCGATGATGTTGGCCGAGACCTTGTCGATCGCGACCGGGGGCGAAGCCGCGCCCCCCTGGCCGCCGCCGCCGAACGTCCACCCGAGCGAGCCCGGCAGAGCGCCGCCGCCGTTGCCGTTCGCGGGCGTCGCCCCGTGGTGGTAGCTCGAGGAGAACGGGTTCGCGACGGCGGTGGCGCCGCGGTCGACCTTCAGGTTCGCGAGCGCGCTCGCGGCCTTGTCGGCGCCCCCGAGCATCTGGTCGAGCGAGCCGCTTCCGA